TTGCACCTGTAGCCCAGTTCGCACCCGTCGCCCAGTCCGCACCCGTCGCCCAGTTCGCACCCGTAGCCCAGTTCGCACCCGTCGCCCAGTTCGCACCCGTCGCCCAGTTCGCACCCGTCGCCCAGTTTGCACCCGTCGCCCAGTTTGATATTGCGCGCCTCAAATTCGGAGGCTAATTCAGAAAGTTCATTGTACTGAAAGGGTGTCCAGCCTTTGTCTGAAACCCAGAGATAAAGTGTTTTCATGGTTAGTTATCTTTGTGCTTAAATTTTAAAACAGTTTATGGATTAAAATACAACCACCATTGACGGGAACGGAGCACTATTTTTTTGGTCCCCGAATTTTAGCCTCCCCCTTATAAATCTAATTTCCCGTGCTTTGTGGTAAATAAATTCGTGAAAATATCGAGTATCTGTACGCGCCGGAATCAACATTACAACTATTGTGTTGATTTTTTGTGCCTCCATGAAGCATTTACGAACCCATGCGTATATATCCCGACCGTATGGCGGATTGCAAAAAACAGTATTCCCGCCCCAATCTTTTCGGAGCCCGTCCTGCTCTTTGGTGTAGAATTTAACACACTTAGCATTATGCGGGGTGGCGCAAGGATCAAGTGTAAAATGAAATTCACTATTGAGTTTATCATAGAAATCCTGTGGTGTGGCCCACAAATCGGTCTTAGATGAAAACATCGTTTCTGTATTCATAAATTAGTTTTTTTTGTGTTTGACTTTCCAATTCGGTATGCAGGAAATCCAGCCCCAGAACGGTATGCGCCGCTTCAAGTAGTCCGGATCATCCTCATGGTTGTACGCCTCGGTCTCGAAGCAGGTGTAGTAGTACGCGCCCGGATAAGGCGGGATAATCACTTCGATCAGCCACGAAATGCCGTAGCAAATCCATCCGGCGAAGAGAATGCCGACCACCGTAAGCACCCAGCCCCACCACGCGAACGAGTAGCTGATGGCGACGGGCAGGAGGATTGCCGCGGACAGCACGGCCAGTTCGATCTGCTGGGCGCAGTGGATTCCTTCGTGGCGGCGCGTAGTCTCGTCCATATGCCATCCTCTCGTTTTGCGTGTGAACGCAAACACTAACCATGTTGCCCAGCTGAACCCCTTGAACGGGATCAATTTGTTGTGAACTTCGATAGGCAGTTTCATATGTTCAACTCATGTTTAGTAGACACAAGCAGGATGATTGCTTCGACAAGGACGTTAATAATACTAACGTCGTTAGCGATAAAACGATCGTAGTCTACAACCCACTCGATACCATTCTCGCCCATATATCGCCTCATGCGAAAATTCCCATCAGATGGGTCTTGACATGAAATTTTCGGAGGTAACAACCCCAGCAGGTCGGCGACCGTGAAGGCGGGGACAACATCTTCTCGTATTTTTTCTTTTGGCGGGTAACCGTTCCGTTGGTAAGGCTGAGCATACAATTTAGGCACGCCCTGAGTGAAATGACTTTGATATATCATGCTCGCCTTCTCCGCGGGCACTCCCATCTCGATCAGCCGCTTCGACTGCTCGATGCTCGTTACTTGGTTTTCCATAGTTGATTGTTTTTTATTCGCATAATCCGTAATAACTCATACAGCTGTCTTTCCCACCCGAAAAGGTGACTATGACTTTCATTTTATCATTCGTTAAAGGTTAACTGAGGAGACTGGGGCTTTCAAGCACCACAGATGCAGCCCATTCACACGCTCAAGAGTGAAATTATCTTCAAGAGAGCCACCCAAACGACGGAATCGAATGTAGGCCATTGCTTCATCCCGTGTATAATACTTTTTCCCAGATTGCACACTTGGCGGCTGGTCATCTTTAAGCGCCTTGTCGAGTTTTGCGTAACTGACAAAAGCCGTATAGGCATTCGTGTGTTTGAGGTATGCCTGCTTGCTTTGCATGGTAGCTATCAATCGGCGAATATCTTTCACGTTGTAGTCCTGCAACAGCCACACGGCCTGTGCTGCAGTTATGGGCTCGGGCATCGAAGCAATACATGGCGCGTTCGTGGCGATCCATTCTATGAGTTCCACGGCCTCCGTCTCTTTTCCCCCTACAACCCCCTTTTTAGTATCTACCAGTGTGTGTGTATATTCTTCTATTCTTTCTTTCTTATATTCTTTAGTTGTGGTTATTTGTTGGTTATCTGTTGGTTGTTTGCTGGTTGTTTGTTGGTTATCTGTTGGTTGACAACCATTATCAAAACCATCCTGTGCTTGTTGGTATAAGTCATAATTACAGACAGTTATGATAGTATATTTGCGTGTTCCCGACTTGGTTATAAACCCGCAATTATCCAGCTTGTCTATTGCGGTGCGTATTTGCATCTCCGAAAGTCCTGTCTCTTCGGACAGCTGTCCTCTGCTGGTTACCAATTGTCCGCGGTCAATGATTAAACCCTTCCACTTCTTGGCCCGGTAATTTGCCTTCAAAATGAAATGCAATGCCAGCCGTACGCAGTTCGTATCCGGATACCACTCCCAATCGAGGAAGCTGCGGTACATCTTAATCCAACTGTTATTTGAAGTGTTACACATTGCGAATTAATCGTTTGTAATAATTGATCTTATCGGACATCTCCGACCTCGACATTTTGAATACGCTGTGCTTACTGCGTTCAAGTTCTTCAACGACTGCAAGTCCGTATTTTCGGATCAGTACTTGGCGGTAAACTCCAATGCGACCAGCAGAATGCCTGTTGCAAACCCTGCATTGGGCGTGACAATTCCTTTCGTCCCATCTCGTAGACCTGTGAGCTCGGTCTATATAGTGCCCGCAATCGCATGTTTCAGGCGCTATGGGCGCCCCGCAGGTGATGCAGAAACCTCGCCCACCCGGACAGTCTCGATGACGTATAAAAAGGCTGAAAACACGGTCGTATTCCCGTTCTAAATCTGTCATGCGTTATAGCCTATTTGGCGCATCTGCTCCTTCTCGAAACTCAGTTGCGTACGTAGTATGTCTACTTGATGGACACACGTGCGGTTGATCCTGTCGAGCATGTTAACGACCTTGTTCTCCTCGGCACAGGACGCCCGAAGTATTTCTTTTTGGATACTCGGCGCCAGAGGTATCAGGTCTTTCAGCCGGGAGGCTTTCAGCATCGCCAACTCCTGTTCGTATTTCGCCTTCGACAGGAGATAGCCGCTACGCGCCATACGCACACTCAGTTCTGACATGCGCTGTGAAATTGCCTGCGGCTCAGTAGGCGGTTCTGCTTCAATGAAGAGCTGCATTTCCTCGATCTCTTTAAGTTCAGATGTATCCATGGCTTAGAAGGGAAGATCGTCGGGGTCAGATTGCATTTGGGAGGTAGTAGAGGTGCATGAAGCCTGGGATTCCCTGCGCCCCAAAATCCTGACCGTATCGGCCATGATCTCCGTGATGTATCGTTTGATGCTATCTCGGTCGGTATAGTCGCGGGTTCGCAACCGACCTTCGACGTAAATCTGCGCCCCCTTCTTCACGTATTTATCCACGATATCCGCGGTATTGCGCCACGCCACCACATGATGCCACTCCGTTATCTCCTTTACGGTTTTTGTTTGCCTGTCGGTGTAACGGTCGGTCGTCGCCACACTCAGGCTGGCAACCTTGGCGCCCCCGTCCAATACACGAACTTCGGGATCAGAACCTACATTCCCGATGATGATGACCTTGTTTACCATATTTTCGTTGTTGTTTTTTGGCGAATATTTTTAACCTGCGGATGGCATCCCACTCGCGCGTGGATTGTTCAGGGAGCGGACGAAGCATATCAATCGCCCGAATCACCCTGCGCATATCGGAATTGGATACATTCATTGCAGTGGTTTTTTAAAAGTAGTCTTGATAATAGTCTTGCTCGACCTGGCGGGCGGGAACAACACTTCCCCCGTCTCCGGATCCGCCAAGCCCGATGCAGGCATACTGCGCAGCATCATCTCCCGCTCTTTGATGTCCGCTTTTAAAGCTTCAAGCGTTTCATACATATCTAGCAGTTTGCTGTCGCCGCACATAGAATAGTCGTATTTTACGCCCGATTCGGCCTCCTCCAGCCGGCAGTCCCCGAACTGGTGCGATTTGCCATATTTAGACAGTTCGCGGAGTGTGATATCACGCACCTGCGTATCGTCCTTGAATTGCTTGATCGCATTCTCCATGCGGCTGATCTGGATATGCGCCTCGATAGGGCTGATGTCGCCATTTACGACGGCGCTGATGGCCCTGCCCGCGAGATCGGCAATGGATGCCGTATCTCCGAATAGTGTTATCTGCTGATTCATGCTTTATTTTCCCTCGTTAAATTGTAATATTCGGTAACTTTGACATTGACTTTCGGAAGCATTTCTTGATCGACGATATACTTGGACTCCAAGAACCCGGCTAATGAGAATCGCTTATTGGCTCCTTTGGCGTTTTCCTTAGCCTTGATTATCTCTTCGAACAAGTCCAAAGTCAGCAATTCGTCAGTAAGCGTAGGCTTGGAAGCCGGGCCGACATCCTCATGCCGAGGCAGCCGGTCTACGTCATCTTCATCAGTGGCTATATGAAAGTATTTGAGAATGAAATAACGCTCCCCGTAGGTCATTGCCGAGCCTACACCTTTGTCCCAATCATTCTGACCGTTGGCGCTCCATTCGCATACATCCTTCTCTCCGGATTCCACGTCAATCCAAGTGAAACGCATCTTTACACTCGATAGGATTTCGGATTTAGGTCGCTGATCCCGGCCTACGGTATAATCCTGACGGATATTTGTGATGTCGAGAACCTCCGTTTTGAGGATCACACCGAGTTCGTCCATCTTGGGTCGGACGATGCCAAGTACTTTCGAACCGCTGATGTACTTGTAATTATTTCCATCAGCATTCGGAAGCAACGCCCTGACGCTCCTCTGGATTTCCAGCAGCTTGCTATAGATTCCCATGGTTATAAGTTGTTTTGTTTTGCGTAATTTTTCAACCGGGCTATATGCCCTGGCCATATCCGACCGTCAATATCGGTGACATTAATAACTTCGATGCTGTCTTCGCACCCGGTTTGCACCTCCTCGAAACATCCGGCGAAGACATCGTATCGGCGTTCATAAACAGGCATATAGTGATGCCTCGCCTGAATGTCGTAGATTTTGTATGCAACCGTTAGACCCGACCGTCTTCATCACCACGACGATCTTTCCTGATAGCCTCCCGGAAAGCATGGTATATCAGCTTCAGGTCTATGTCGACCAGCCTTGAGGCAACCTCCGAGAATTTATCCCGATCACCGTTGATGTGCTCGCTGGGAATGTCCTGGTACTCTTCCAGTGCAAGCACAGTGGTTGACGTGGGTATCGTGTAATATTGTGTGTCCATGTTAATCGAAGATTTTATCCAACAATTCGCCTATTTCTTTTTTGCGGTGCTGGTTCGACAGCACCCAGCGAAACACGACGGAAATCGGAACCGCCAACATCAGGAAGATGAATAACTCGGTCATATCACGTTCCTCCCTCTCATGCGATTGTACGATACGTAATTCCACAGGCTTATCCTGCATATGACACGTTGCCGGATTCTGTACTGCATGCGCCAAAATATGTCGGTGAGCAGCTGCTTATCGGTGCGTCTTACGCCGACAAGCTGAGTATCATTGTCCATGATTCATCGGTTTAATGTTTAGACTTGGAAGGGAATACCCGACTTACGAGTATGGTGCCGACAACGACAGCATACGCGGGATAGAGCACGCGGAACTGAGCAAGGAAACAGCCTAAAGCATGCTCCTCGCACGTGGCGCGGATAACGTTGGTGTAATCGACCCTATCAGATGAAAATAGGGGTTTGTTGGCCTTCAGATGGCAACGGTAGAATGCGGTGCGGCTTTTCTTCGCGCGCGGTGTGGTCTGGGTGTTATTTACCCGGATACCACTAACTTTATCACGGTTTGGCATTGTGAGATAAAAAGTTAGTTAATAATATATAACAAAAGAGGCGAGCCCCTTTCGAAAGTCGCCAAACCGTGCAATCATACCGAGATACGATTGTCTCAAGGAGCCCGCTTTATTTTAAGCGGTTCTGATGTGTTTTTGTGCTTGTCGGTAGAACTCGCACGGTTTGGCTCTACAAATATAGGAATTCATTCCGAATCTGCAAAATTATTTTGAAATTAACCGGGCGCGTCCACCTTGTATCTTGTATTCACGACCACAATCGGCACAAAAGATAATCTCGTCATCCCAGTCTTGTTCCAACCATTCTAATTCATCAGAATAGTTAGCGTCGCAAGCGCTATTACGATCTATCAATACCCTTCCGCAAAGACACTTTAGTTCGATGTTAGATGTATATTCAATATCTGTCGCATAAAATTCGCATTCAATACCCTCTGTTTCGGCTTCCTCGGCCGCTTTTTGGGCTGCTTTTTCATAAGCCTGCAAACATTCGATTTGCTCTCGGTTTCCAATTTCAGGTTCGATAATGTTATTGCCACGCATGAACTGACCGTTCACAATGCGTAAAGGTTGCGTATTATCCATATTATCTTAAATTAAGTGCCAGCCGATTTTAATCGAACAGCGTCCCTTGAACAGTATCACCCGGGCTTCTCATGGCATCTGCCCACCGTTCATGAACAAACAACCGCTCCACTCGTTCCGTCCTTTTAGTCGGCGAATAGGTGCACGTTTTGTTAATACTCGCAATACATACGAAGTCATCCGGCATGGAATATTCTGAAACGAAAACCGGGAAATCTCGATGTCGAAGCCAGTCGAGAAATCGTTTATAGTCGAAGTCGTGCAAATATCCCGATGTGCCGGTGTATGGCGGATCGCAGTACACAGTTGCACCCGACGGGATGGTTATGTCGGTATAATCCTTTTGAAATACCTCCAAGCTTTCCAGGCTTTGTAGGCTTTGCAGGCTTTCCAGTCTTTGCAGTCTTTGCAGACTTTGCAGACTTTGCAGGCTTTCCAGTCTTTGCAGTCTTTCCAGTCTTTCCATGCTTTGCAGTCCTTCGTTTAAGGCCGCCCACGGAATAGTTAACGCTGGTAAAATTTCTTGCAACTTCTCGTATTGCTCTGAGGTTGGCAACGCCCATTGAGATTCGCTAAAATAATGCCTACCCATATAATTCCCGAGGTGTCGATAGACATCTTTTTGCGTAAGACCGGATAATTTCAGAGCATTCTGTAAATACCCCCGCAAATCCGCTGACTTGACCCGAAAAATATCTGCATGCATCACCTCTATATTCAATGTGCCGTCGGCATTATATTTCGGCGTCACGCCGCATTCCTCACACAGTTTCAGCACCTTTTGTGTCAAGTCCTCTATTTCTTTCCGAATTTTTGCGAATTCCCGGACAAACCCTCGCCACATCAAACTTGCTTCGCCGGGTGTTTTTGCAAAAAATATCGCATGAAGGTGCTTTTTGAATCGCTCTGTTTCCGGAGCATACAAATAGGATTTCATATTATTCCCAAAGCTCCAACAAAGCCGCACGTAGGGGTCGATGTCTTTGAGACGGAAGAAATTCTCCCGACTGATCCATCGACGTTCATTCCGGTATTTCCCAGCGATGGCATCACGGAAGACTTGGGGATATTCCGTAATATCGTTTGCAATGAAACGTCCGAATTTACCAGACAATATGGCAGCGTGAGTTACCGCACATCCTCCGGCAAATAAGTCTACAAATGTATGCGACTTGGGAAGGTGAGAGACAACCCATTTCGCAATGCTGTTTTTACTGCCCTTGTACGGCAATCCATAACTCATATTTACCTTAAATTAAGCGCCATCCTCCGCGACCTCTCGGCATTCTTGAGGTAGCGTGTTTTGTACTTCTCATTGGCCTTGTCGGGTGTAACCCAAAGCACCGTGTTGTTGTCGAGCCGTAAAGGCACTAGTCCTTTATCTTTGAGCTCTTGAAGATATTTATTCATGGTCGTTTGATTGTATCCAAAAGAAGCGGGGGCTTCTTACTGCCCCCGCGGTGGCGGCGTTACTGTGCTTCGCGCCGCCGATTTGCGTTCTTTATCTCCCGTTTCGTGGGCTTAGCCCGCCTCGGCCTTGCTACTTCCTTCACGCAGCCTCGGATTGTCGAGGGATATACCCTCTGTCAGCTTCCGTTGTGACAGACGCTCAAGCGCCCGATCAAACTCACAACATTAGGGTTAGAACCCCGTTGAGCTACCCGGATTCGAACCGGGAGTACCGCCTCCAAAGGGCGGTGTGTTAACCATTACACCATAGCTCAATAAAAGCCGCCTCAATCTCCACTCGCCCACGCCACCGCGCAGGGCTTCGATCTCGGCGGCACACCATCCGCGGGCTTCACAGCTGGCCAATGGCAAATACTATTTTAAATGCGATTTGCGGATTATTGGCAGGAATCCGCGACCTGTGGCATATAGTACTCGTTAAACTGTGTTGGCCGCCCGTCTTCCGTAACGGCCCTCTGTTTGTTCGAGCAAATGGAATATCCCATTTTCCGGAGCCGACTGATGATCCGGCGCAGCTCCGTCGTGCAAAACAACCTCTCAGCCTTACGAACAGTCAGCCTGCCGCCGGCCTTGAGATAGGCCAGAATTTTATTTTGCGGATCGTGTTTCATAGCCCTTGATGTATTTGCCGTTTTCACCGCGCGCTCTGTCGAACTTGCGCAACTTGCCTTCGAGTTTGCACACCTGCTTCTCGAATTTATCGGCCCGAGAGGTAAGAGCCAGGATTCGCTGCTCCCTGGAAGCGAGTTCCGCATCTGCGGCATTACGTTCCATCACACACCTTGCGGCAAGGTTCTCGAGCTCGTAAATTCGTCCTTTCAGATGCCCGACCTCCGTCCACAACTTCTTCCGAGGCGTCACGTCGAAGCCTAAAAATGTTTTTCTCTCCATAGTATAATTGTTTTAAGGTGTTGCAAATAAGCCCGCGCGCACTGTAACTTTAAACTCCATTTCAAAACTGCGCCACCGAAAAGCGCACGCGGGCAAGATGCAGACCTCACGCCTAAAATGAAATAACCCACTGCTGAAAGAACGGTGCGCAAGGCCTGCCATAGAGCCTGGATAGGCGGTCAAGCCACACCAGGCATAATAATTAATACGGCTCTCCGGATTACTCCGGGTCATCGCTCGTTCATTGGTATTTATCTGCTGCCAGCCCTTCTGCGCCAAGTCGCTCGCCGGGTTTTACATCCGCTCGGATGGTTCTCGTGTATCAATGTGTCAAAGAACACAGAAATTGCTTTTGCCTTGCGGCGGGGTTAGTGCCAGCAATCAAACCCCTCACCTATGCGGTGGCTATCTTGTAAGTGCGGCAGGATTCGAACCTGCAACCTGCGCCCGGAAATGCGAGGTCTTTCAACCTTTGTGCTTCTATTTCGCATCCCTGCACCGCTCTACCTTTGAGCTACACACCTCGTGATGCTATTCCTTTTTGATGTGGAGCCGCTCAACCGGAATGCCTTTCATCTTGGCGATTTCATCCATCGTTACTTCGACAATCTCAGATTCAGGATCAGGTTCATAAACAAGGCGAAAACCTAATGTGTAAAGCTCGTCGCAAGTGAAATTGTAAGTCGCATTGCCGTTCTCTTTCTTGCACACGACCAATTCTCCACTACGGAAAATCACCTCCCAAGTGTTTGATTCGTATACAAGCTTATCCCCTACCTGCCAATCCTTGAAATATTCGGCCTCTTCTTTCGTCGAAGGGCGGATACAAAGATTTGAAACGCCGTTTTTGATGAGTGCCATCTCGCTACCATCCCCGATACACCAACTGTATTTGAAGCCTAATTTGTCTTCGCAACTGGATCCACTACTCGCATCTTGGCATAGATAAATACTCCCTTCCTCTACCTGAATACGCCCTTCAGCTGGGAGGTCATTGATATTGGCTTTGAATTTCTTACCTTTGCATTGCAGTAAATTTTCCATACTATTTTATTTTTGGTTTATAAGTTTAGTTCTCTATTAACTCTTCCACCCGGAATTTCCGGCCACGGCGTGGGCTTAATCTGCGGCACCGACCTTCCACGTCTTGTGCATGGTAGCGATCAGGTCTATATACCCTTTGTATTCCTCCATCTGCTCGGTACTATAGCCTTCGGCCTCGCCAATTTTTCGGAAATGCTTCTGCCACTCGGAAATGGTGTAGCGTTTGCATCCTATTTGAATAACATCCTCACCCCAATAGGATACTGTATGACGAGATGCGCTGATAAATAGCGATTTCGGAACATCGCACCCGTAGCCCAGTTTGCACCCGTAGCCCAGTTTGCACCCGTCGCCCAGTTCGCACCCGTCGCCCAGTTCGCACCCGTCGCCCAGTTCGCACCCGTCGCCCAGTTTGCACCCGTCGCCCAGTTCGCACCCGTCGCCCAGTTTGCACCTGTAGCCCAGTTCGCACCCGTCGCCCAGTCCGCACCCGTCGCCCAGTTTGCACCCGTCGCCCAGTTCGCACCAGTTGCCCAGTTTGCACCCGTCGCCCAGTTTGCACCCGTAGCCCAGTTTGATATTGCGCGCCTCAAATTCGGAGGATAATTCAGAAAGTTCGTTGTACTGAAAGGGTGTCCAGCCTTTGTCTGAAACCCAGAGATAAATTGTTTTCATGGTGGGTATGTTTTGTGTTTAAAGTCCGTGGTTAATCCTCAATTACCGTAAGTATCTCTATATCGTCAGCTCTACGCCTTGCTCGGCGCATCATGCGACACTCAAAGCTGGAGCTCAATAATTCAACCGAGAACAGGCAGAGAAGAATCGCCGCTCCGACCCGCCGGGTCATTTCCGATATGTTAAGCGTGATGCCGAAGTTCTGCGTGAAATACCAGGTGACAAGTGCATGCAATGTTCGCTTGCAGCCCGTCTTGTCGTAGATGCTTTGCAGATGATTCGCCACACACTGGTAGATGACGTTAAGCCGCTCTGCGATCTCCCGGGCGGAATAGCCCAATACTACGAGGTTAATCACCTCACGCTCGCGCTTACTAAGTATGGTGTCGGTTTTCATTGTCCTATGCCAAACCCCAAGGGCTATCTACACCCCACTTCATGAAAATCTGCTCTATCTTCTCCCGCTCCGTGGGGGTGTGGTTCACATAGCCGTACTTGCGGTTGTGAAATGCCTTGTTCGACAGCCCGCCATCTTTTAATGCCTGACTGATTTCGTCCATTGCAATGCTGGCAAGGTCACGGCCCTTTCTTCGAGCACGGATGATATTGTAGCCTTTTACAAAGGCACAGCGTTCGATGTCGTTCTTTTGAGTATTCATAGATTTATTTATCCAGTATCGCCATTATTCGTTCGATGCAGGCGGCTTGCTCCTCGAGTAGTGCCGTCAAGCGGTCACTAGTTTTGATTAATTCATTCATGGTATGGTTATTTTTTAGTCGCCATAGTACATTCCGCGGACGCCATAGAAATCTGACGGCACCGTCAACAGCTCGGGGCGGTACTCCGTGGCCTTCGGCTGCTCCGTCGGGCGGTTCTCGATCTTCGCCGTCAGCATCGCCAACTTCTCATTGCGCCATGCTTTTTTCAGGCAGGCCGAAAAGGTCATCGACGATTGCACCCGTTTCAGGTACCACGCATTCTTCATAATCTTGCTTTTGTCGTAAGTTTTCATGGCGCTATTGTTTTTTTTGTATATATTTACATTTTAATTATCGGTAGTTGGCTATACCTTTGCGGTGTATCACAATGCAAATATAATCATATTTCGATTATCATCAAATTAATTCGCGATTATTTTTGCTCGGTATTTAATTATAAATTCATAACAAGTTGGTTTATATGAGTTTGGATATTGAAAAAATTTTGCGGGATCGCGGTGTAACTAAGAGAGAACTTGCCGAAAAACTTAAAATAGCACCTCAAAATGTGAGTAGAACAATAAAACGGTTAACCGATAACTACTCGGAAATTGAGAGCATCCTTCAAATGATAGGCTACGAATTGAACGCGCCAGGCGATAACATGTCGGCCTCCCAGCAGCGCACTATCGAGAACCTTTCCGAAACCATAAAAAACCTGACATCAAAGAACCAGTAAGACATGCAAGAGCGTCACAAAGAAATCCTCCGATACGCTGATTCACTTGTACAAAAACATAGCGAATTATTGGATCAGACCGCAATCTGGAAATACCGTGTACATTCTACCATGTTTATTGCGGCGGCAACGATTCTGACTCTTGTTTGTTCGCTGGGGGATTCCATATCGGGCAGTAGCCCCGACATAGGATGTTGCGGCCCCGATCGCGCCATCTGGTATCTAAACACTGCGACAGTATTGCTGAACGGAATATGTCTGCTCGCTCTTCTGGGCTCTCTGTATCAAAATATTCGCGCCACAAGCCAATTGATGCGCAGGATCGAAGAACGATTTGACGCCTTGAAAAAAACGCTATTGATTCCTGCCGACGACGCTTTGCTCGTTGACGGCGAATACAGAACAATTTCCAGCGTCGGTAAATCGTGGTTCTTTTCGGTTTGTGAGTGGGTTGCATATATTTCCTTTATATTAGTGGTTGCGGGATTGATATTCCGGTATTACTTTGCATAAACCCTATTGGCACAATATTTTGCCCCTTCGGATTTGGTTATTTCAATTATTTTTGTATATCTTTACATTGTTTATCGGTGTAGAACACTCTACCTTTGCGGTGTAGTTTAGTTCTACATTGCAAATATAAACTTTGTTTAGCATACAAACAAATAAATACTAAACTATTTTTAGTTTATTTTACAAATGACTGATACTGAGAGAATAAAAAAAGCTATAAAATGGCTTATAGGGACTGGAATCGCTAAAAACCAAGAAGGAATTGGGGTTCTTATGGGTTATTCTAATAAATCTGCATTCTCTCAAGTGGTTAATACTCCAAACAAAAGACCTGAAGACTTTATAACAAGACTTTGCAACCTAAACAACAATCTAAACAAAGATTGGCTATTGACCGAAAAAGGGTCAATGCTCAAAACTACCGACCAACCTGTCAGCCAAGGAGGCGAAGACGTCACGCCAACGAAAGCTGAACTAAATAACCCAAAAACTATGGAGAGATTCTTAGATTCACTACTCCGCCAAAACGAGGAGTTGATTCGGCAAAACGGGGCTTTAATTGACCTGTACCGAGAAGAGAGAGCGAAAAGCAAGGGCGATGTCGCCCAAAAAAAAGAGGCATAGCGGTATTCTAATTAGCCTTATGCCATCTTCATTAGAGCGGAAGCAATATGATAAAATAGAACCACCCAAAATAAGCTCCATATAATCGAGCTACACATTTAAAGGAGATTACGGTCTCCTTTAAAAATGACCGGGGCGCCCGCAGACCAAAACATAAAAACTTCGGTTTATTTCAATAGCACAAATATTTTTTTACTCTTTTGCCAAAGTAATTAAAGGGAGTTATATATGACCGAGCTAATTAAATTCAGTGATGTGCGTGATAAAGTCGTGCGACTTCGCGATCAGGATGTTCTGTTGGATGCCGACGTAGCAGAACTATACGGAGTAGAAACAAAACGGGTAAATGAGGCAGTCCGAAACAACCCCGAAAAATTCCCGGATGGATATATATTTGAGCTTCAACAATCTGAAAAACAGTATGTAGTCGAAAATTTCGACCACTTGCAAGGATTGAAGAAGTCGCCCGTAACACCCAAGGCATTCACAGAAAAAGGCCTCTATATGCTGGCGACGATCATGAAAAGCGAGCGAGCTACGCAGACGACCCTTGCGATTATCGAGGCATTTGCCAAACTCCGGGAATTATCCCGAACCATTGGTGAAATGTCGACCAATCCCGATGAGTTCAAGCAAAAGACGCTAATGCAGAAAAGTGGCGAAATAATGGCCGACCTTTTCGGTGAAGATATGCAGACGACGGACACGGAAACAGAGATCGAATTGAATTTCGCAGTCCTGAAATTGAAACATACTATAAAAAGAAAAAAATGATATAGAGAAACACCCGAATATATCCCCGCCCCGACTTTCGCCGGGGCTTTTTTATACGCTGGGACAATAATCGCATCATCGACTGCGTTTTCATTGTGCAACTAAAAAGTTGGTGAAAAATTTGCACGTTTAAAAGTGAATGTGTAAATTTGCATACACAATTACGCTTCTGGCTTCCGTATATTCCCTCTTTGATAATGAATATGCCGACCCAGAAGCCTTTTTTATTAAATATATGCCAACTAATAACTCGCCCAAAAAGCGCACAGATGTTCCCTGTGTATCAACGCCCGTAAAAGTAGCTGTACTTATTGACGGAGGATTTTTCATTAAACGATACAACGCGATGTACAATAAATCCGGTCGTAAATTGCCTCAAACGGTCGCGGATGATATTTACAGGTTGGCGCATTCTCATGTAGGTAATGAAAATTACTTGTATCGGATATTTTATTACGACTGTATTCCGTTGGACAAGAGGGTTCATAATCCTATATCTCATAAATGTATTAACTTCGGAGGCTCCCCGCAAGCTAAATTTAAAAGAGAACTTATTGAGGCCCTGAAAAAGAAACGAAAGGTTGCTCTACGATTAGGCACTCTTAAAACAAACTCGTGGCAGTTTCGCCCTCGTGTAGTTAACGACATAATAGCAGGTACAAAAAATACTTCCAATTTCGTAGAGGATGATGTGTGCTTTGAGATAAGGCAAAAAGGCATTGATATGAAAATTGGGGTTGACATTGCGTCTATTGCCCTCAAAAAGTTTGTAGACAAGATTGTGCTTATCTCCGGCGATTCTGATTTTGTCCCCGCTGCAAAATTAGCACGCCGAGAAGGTATCGATTTCGTTCTTGATGCAATGTATGCTCAGCATATAGACAATGGGCTGTACGAACACATAGACGGGCTGAAAAGTATGCCTTTATATGGCAATACTAAACGTAATGCAAAATCTGCGGACGCCAAAACCACTATGTCACAAAAAAAACAGGATACATCTGTCGTAAGCGGAAAAATTATCGTATCCCGAAAACAATAAGGGCGCTTAATGCCATCGACCTGTTAATCTGGTATGCTTACTATCAGCCCCAGCTACACAGTCGGGGCTTTTTTGTACCTTTAGAACAATAAACACCACCAAAGTAAGGTTCCCTTATAGAGAAAACACAAACTTTTAGAACAATCCATCCAAAGATAAAAGCCTCAAAAATTAGGGGCGGAATCCATTGTTATTAAAATGCCTGCTCCCACCTTTGCCCTGAGAGATTGTTTTTCATGGCAGAAGGGAAGCTGACGATAAAGCAGGAGAAGTTCTGCAACAAGTACCTCGAGTGCGGCAACGCATCCGAGGCGTATCGTTTTGCGTATGACTGTTCCAGAATGACAGATAATGTGATATCTGTCAAGGCATCTCAATTGCTTTCTAACGGTAAGGTTACGGTAAGGGTAAAACAACTTCAAGCCCAATTAGCCGAAAAAGAACTTATCACCAAAGAGGAGCTAATCCGGCTTAATGTATCCATCATTAATGCCGACGTACTCGACTTTGTCGATGCCGACATGGTTGATATGAAAACCGAATATGGCGTACGGCAGGTTCCCTCAATTTCTTTCCAAGACCTAAAATCTCTTCCGCCTGAAAAACGGCGTTTAATCCAGTCCATAAAGATTGACCGTTCAGGTAGCCCCGTCGTGGAATTGATGGACAAAAGCAAGGCGATAGAAACCATCAACCGCATGCTCGGATACAATGCCCCGGAGAAAACTGCCAACACTGACACTAAAGGTAATGACCTTCCGCAGCCGACATTCAACACAGATCGTTTCTTTCAATTAATACAAATGAGCAGGAGCGATGACTGATTATTCCAGTGTAGGTGACTTCTTGTTGAAGGAAGGGTGTTTGGCATTTACGTCCGTAATGTTCGAGGCTGTGAACAAACAACCTTTTCGGATTGCGCCCCATCATCGAATAATATGCCATAAACTCGACCAAGTACTCCGTGGAGAACACCCGACTAATAGGCTCATGTTTAACATTCCTCCGCGACATTCTAAAACAGAGTTAGCCGTCGTGTCTTTCTCTGCGATAGGATTTGCCATCAATCCGCGTTCCGAGTTCATGCATCTTTCGAGTAGCGATCAACTCACTACCCGGAATGTTACGAACATACGAAGGATCATGGAGGATCCCAACTACCGCGCATTCTTCCCAAATGTCGAACTGTCCAACAATGCCAAAGGAAGTATATCCACCTCAAGCGGGGGTGTAATGTATGCGGCTCCCTTTATGGGTCAAATAACAGGGTTTGGATGCGGTAAACTGGGAGCACAAGAATTCAGCGGTGCAATGAGTATTGACGACCCAATGAAGGCGCAGGATAGCTACTCCAGTACTACCAAAGAGCGTATTGGCGAACTGTGGACTTCTACATTCAAGAACCGTCTTAATGACGTTCACACCCCGGTCATTGTAACGGCTCAAAGGCTCGCTCCAGATGATTTTTGCGGATACTTATTGCAGCTTGAAGGCATGATAGAGGAAGGTGGAGAATGGGATGTTGTCAAATTCCCCGCAATCTTAGATGCAGGGCTACCTACCGAACGTGCACTTTGGGAGGATCGGTTCGCGCTTGATAAATTAAAGCGATACCAAGAAGCGGATCCCTTCATATTTGAGACCCAGTACATGCAGAATCCCAAGCCTCTTGAGGGATTAATGTATCGTGAATTCCGAACATACGACGTTATCCCCTACTCCAAAGATTGCACGCATAAGAATTACACCGATACAGCAGATACGGGAAGCGACTATCTATGTTCGATATGTTACGATGAATTACCCGAGGGAAATTATGTGACCGATGTGCTCTACACAAAAAAGCCCATGGAGTATACCGAACCCAAGACGGCCGAAATGCTTGCAAGGAACAGGACGGAATGGGCTAATATTGAAAGCAATAACGGAGGGCGGGGCTTTGCGCGCAATATAGAACGCATCCTTCGCCAGATGAACATTACCCACACAACGGTTAGTTGCTTTTCCCAGACCGATAATAAGCAGGTGCGCATATTTACCAAGTCGGCAGACGTCAACAACATGACATTTTTCCCGACAAATTGGGACAAAAGGTGGCCGGAATTCTATCAGGCCATTATGGGATACATGAAAGAAGGGGGCAATGCGCATGACGATGCCCCCGATGCGCTGACCGGATGCTTTGAAAAGCGCAGCACACCGATACAAGACGATGATTTAAGTGATATTAATATTTGGTAAACAATGAACTTTTTAGATCGCCTTTTTACATTTTTCCAAAATAAAACGCTCAATGCATTAGGTGTTGAGCGGGATTTAATGGAGCTTATCAAGGCAAAAGACATCAGCCGGGCTATGTCTTTGATGGAAGATCATGATGTCGAAGTGTCCAAGGCCCTGTGCGAATACAATCCAAAATCCCACGCCGTAATGGGGCGTCGAGACAAAACGAGGAAGGGACAGGAAGATTACCGCACGGAGAAATTGCCCCGCACTCGTCAACGCTATATAAATGAGGTGGAATTGTTCTTCCTGCTTGGAAATCCGATAAAATGGAAGGTATCCGACGAATCCGGTGATGCCGATGCATTTTCGGCTTACAAACAATTCCTTCGAGAAATACGATTCGACAGTAAGATGCGACAGGCTAAACGGCTGGCCGGAGCCGAAACCCAAAGTGCAAAGCTGTATCACATTTACAGGGACGAGGCAACGGGGCTTCCTTGGGTGAAAATAGTTGTGCTGTCGAAGTCTAACGGATATACCTTGCGCCCCATGTTCGACCAATATGGTAACCTCCTCGCATTTGGATGTGGGTATTATTTGAAGGAGGGCGCCGGAACAGTAGAGCATTTCGACATTCATACACCCACTTTTATATTCCGGGGCAGAAAAGCCAAAATAGGTTGGGATGTGACCCCAGTGCTTAATCCAACTGGTAAAATTAACATCATTTATTACAAGCAAAATACGGCATGGGATGGATTGCAGCCCCGAATTGATCGGGAAGAAAGTATTGACTCAAAAACCGCAGACACCAACAATTACTTTGCGGATCCAATGTTCATTGCCACCGCAGAGGTTATCAAAAGTCTTCCCAAAGCTGATTCCCCCGGAAAGGGGATCAAGCTGTCAAGCAAAGATGATCGGTTTGAATACCTTAATCCACCTATGTCGTCTGAAACGAGGCAACAGGAAAAGTCGGATTTAAAAGAATCTATACTTTTCGATACTTTCACTCCGGAGTTCACTCCAGAGAAAATGGTCGGATTGGGGACTTTGTCCGGTGAAGCCATTAAGCGCGCAATGGTTCTCGGATATATCAAGCGTGATAATCGAAAAGAGATATATGACGAACTCGTCGACCGGGAAAAGAATCTCATTTTGGCGATTATGATGAATGTAACTCATATCCATATGAGAGACAAACTCGCCACCCTCAAGATCGAGCATGAATTTTCGGAGCCCTTCAACGAAGACATTACTGCAAGGTGGCAATCCATAGGGAAAGCCTATGCAGATGGAGTGCTTTCACTTGAGGAATCTGTAAAATTAATGGGTGTTGCAGATAATTACCAAGAGGAAATCGAAAGAATTAGGCAAATGAAAGAAGCCTCTGCCACAAGCATCTACGAGGATGCAAAAACAAACCTTTCGACCAAAAAAGACGAGAATTCAAGTATCAATACCCCGACGGAATAAAACTTTTAGGACAATGACGGCTATTATACATCAATTTGATCCGCAAATTTATCCTCGGTTAATTTGGGTGGTAATAGGTGAAAAAAGCGCATCTGCAATAAGCGATAGGTTTGAAAATATAACAGATATGGACGACACATCTGCGGCGGATACGCAGAGTACATACGACATCACAAATAAAAGGGGTGGAGTTCTTATCAGGTTCGCCACAAAGGCGAACGCTCAAAATATCCAGTACGTTTGCCACGAATCTACACATGCGGCTATGGAGATATTCGATTATATCGGTGGACGCATTGATTGCAGTAACCAAGAGCCATTCTGTTATTTGGTCGGCTGGATATCTGAATGCATAAAAGAGGCTTTGAATTACCGTACAAAAAAAGTATAAATTTCCATCCTGCCCATTGTTATTAAAATGCCCGTCGAAATCTTTGCAACAGAGATTAATTAAAATAATATGAAAGAAAAACTTTTAGCACTGCTCCAAACCAAATTTACGGGGGTGGACAATGCGATCCTCGACCGAATCGCAACGAAAAAGTCGGAGAATGTAACGGACGAAGCACAATTACCTACCATAGCAGAGGGGATTGGCTTTCAGGACGTGTTAACCAGCTACGGCGACTACCGTGCAGGGGATGCGCAGCAGACCGCAGTCAAGAACTACGAGAAGCGGCATAACCTCAAAGACGGGAAGCCTATCGAGCAACCTGCCACAGGGGAGCGGCAGGCGAATACTCCTCCCAGTAGCGAAGAGCCCGAATGGTTCAAAGCCTACAAACGCCAGCAGGAAGAGCGTGAAAATGCTGTAAAAGCAAAGTACGATGCCTTGGAAGCAGCGCGTGTAAAGGCCGAACGGGATTCATTGCTGCGCACAGCGGCCAAGGCGGCAAATATCAACGAATCGGCATTGGATGATATCCTAAACCTCGCATCTGCAATGAGCGAGGAAAATCCGGACGAAGCGAAGCTCAAAGAGAAGTTCGCAGCACTCCAGACGCGATTCGTTGCCGCAGGGCTTGAGGGGCAGGAAACGGCATTCCCCTTCTCCACATCTGAGGCTCAAAGCAAAGAGGAGGCCAAAATGTGGGCTGAAAATCTGCCGGATGCAAAATAAAAACAACAACAAACATGGCTATTAAATTCGAAAAGACACAAGTTAAGGGCGGGTTCCCGGTATTCTGGCGCGGAGAGCGCGAAGTGCTGCCGGGTGATTTCGCCGTGAAGGGCACCTATCCGGAAGGCACGATACTCAAAGAGGGAACGCCTATCAAACTCGATTTCGAGAACATGGAGTGCACCATCTGCAAATCGGCACGAATCGTAGAGGGCGGTACCACAACCAAACCGCGTGTCATCAAGGGCTCTATGTTCCAGATCAACGATGCCGTCAAAGTAGGCGATTCCTCCGGCACCATCAAGAGCATTAGCACCGCCAACGAATCATACGACGAAATCACATTAAGCGCAGCAATGACAGAAGCAGTAGCAGGCGCTGATCTGCTCGGAGGGGATGAAATTCCGGACGCCGTCATCGAAACGACAAAGGAATACACCAAGGCCAATGGATTTCCGACTGTCTCGGCAGCTTATGGGGCGCGAATCCTCAAGGATGTAGCATACCCCATCCCCGAGACTTGGCTGCAAGGCTACAGTATGAAAAACAACCCTGAAATCAAGTACATCAGACAGTAAAAGACAGGTAAACAATGAGCGAAGTATATTATTCTTCTATTTTCAGCGAGCTGACCAAGCAGGTGCAAGCTCGCATCGACGCAGCATCTGAACTGCGCAAGCGCTTGTTCGACCAAAATGTCTACGAGCGTTTTTTGGAGTGGGATACTCCCACGGTAGGGTTCAATTTCGAAGAGATCATCGGATCGTATAATCTGGGCGTAGCAGCTGCCACCTTGGATTCGAAAGGCAAGGAACCCATTATGGGAACTGAAGGCCTGGCTACAATAGCCAAGAAAGTCCTCATTCACCAAATGACCCTACCGATGCCCATTGAAGACTATCGGAAGGTACTTCAGCTGCTGGATTCACGCATGATCTCAGATCAGGCAAAGAAACAGCAGCTCGTAAACCTCATGTGGGGCGGCGTTGAACGGGTCGTGGAATCCGTACAGGCCAAAATAGACATCATCTTCCTAGGTGCCCTCTCGAACAAAGGGGTATTTTCATTCACTCAGGAAAACAACCCCGAAGGAGGTGTGCGAGGCAATATCGACTATGGCATGCCGCAAGAAAACATCGCCACAGCAGATACACAGTGGACGGAGGGCAACATCGACACGGTCGATGTATTCGAGGATATCCAAGGCATTGTCGATGCGGCTCAGGAGAAGGTGACCTTCGACCGCATCCTTCTGGATCAAAAGCGGCTTTCGTACATCCTGCGCAGCAAGAAGATGAAGCAGGTCATCTTCGGCACGGACAAATCATCGTCACCACTTCTGCTGGCCAACCTAAACGAGTTCATGCGGTCGAACGGATTGCCCGTATTCGAGGTGATCCGACGGATGACGCGCATTCAGGACAATGGCAAGATCCGCGAATACAAACCGTGGAATGACAAGAGCCTCGTATTCGTGCCGGAGGGTCGTCTCGGCGTTATCAAAAACGCCTACGCAGACAACGAGCTTCGCCCCGAGCCGGGAGTTGCCTACTCCAACTACGGACGCATCCGCATCTCGCAGTGGGGCAAAGGCGAGACGGATAACTCGAACGGCGTGGAGTTCACGAAGGCGCAATCCATCTCTTTGCCCGTCATTACCGAAATCAACGGTATTTACTCGCTGAGTGTAGAATCGTAGGAGTGCATGACGGTCGCAGAATGCATACATCAGGAGTTCAGCATGGTCGGAACCATCTCCGACTATGGCGTTCGCCGCTTCGCCAGGGAATGGGGTTACGATCCCAACTCCCTGGCGGGTAGCGACCATCAGCAACAACTAATCGCCAAGCGCGTATCCGAATTCATCGACAGCCTGATAATGCACCCTCTGTCGGTAAGCGAAAACGGGCATTCGGTGTCCTGGTCTGAAAGCGCCATGAAGCAACGGGCACAACTGATGCTTCGGCAATATGGCATCACGCCCGGCGAAGAATTGAGCAGCTCTATTGGCCTGTCCTCGATAAAGGATGCTTCGAACTTGTGGTAATATGTATTTCGCGCCCCACATACTCTATTTGAGGATCGATCCTCCCAAACAATACGACGAACTGGGACGTCCGATAGCTATGTCCGAAAATGATGCATGGCAGGAAATAGGTGATTGTCGTTGCGACGACGACACAACCGTCCGCCTTGTATCAGAGAACGGGGAGGTGCGCCAATCGAAATACCACATCGTCTACGAAGGGAGAGGAGTACCCAAAGGAGGTTACGTGAAATGCATTGACAAGGCGACCGGCACAGTACGGGGCGAAGGCTCTGTGGCAATAGCCAAGGTAAACAACTATTTCAACGCTTCAGACCTTTGGATATGATTACAACGGGAGACGCGCGTAACATACTGTTCTCGGCGTGTAAGGGGGTTGGGATAAAGGACATGCACACTTCATGGGCTATCCCCGAGGGGAAAGTCAATAGAGAGCGTATCGTCGTCATCACACCACCCGAGCAGACGTCGGACACGTATTGGGAAAATTGCTTTGTTGCTGTAAACCTGTGCGTCCCCGACATCAAGGGAGAAGCGAACCTAAAACGGCTGGACGAACTCGAACGGGCAGCCAAGGCGAGGTTCAAAGAATGGACATACGGTACTTACGACGGATCCGCATACAGGTACAGGTATGAGAATATCGGCCGCGAAGAAGATGTGAACCTCGGATGCCACTATATCTACATCAGAGTACTATTCAGAGTATTAAACATTAAAAACAACTAAAACAATGGCAAAAGTAATAGCAGTAGGAATCAAGAAGCTGTATTATGCAGACCCTGCGAAGGTCACAGGAGATCTTACGGGTACTCTTCTGGCAACCATCATTAAAGATGTCAGCACGAAACAGGTGGAGAACATCCATCAAGACACATGGAGCATCGAAGAGGAGGAGCCGTCTACCACGGAGTACAGGAACCAACTCACCAATGGCGTATATCGCCAAGACACCGAAATGGGTAACATTCAGATGTCGTTTACCATCGGGCAATACGACTATGAAACCAAGGCGGCTTTCATGGGCGGCACGGGGTCGGAGACGTCATGGAAGCGTGCGCGAGGTGTCACGCGCATTGAAAAATGCATGATCGCCCTAACGGAGGACAACCAGTATTGCGTCTTTCCGAAGGCCTCGGTTATCGCCCGCAACACCAACAATGAGGGCGCCGTAGGTATCGGTGTAGCAGCTGCTGCCCTGGAACCCGACAACACGGCGGTCTCGTCGGAATATTGGTTCGATTCTTCGGAGGTGGACGTCGAATAAAAACCTCCAAGCCATCAGCAGTCCAGGGGTGGGAGGCGTGTGCCCCTCACCCCTATTTCTTAAAATCAATCTTATGAAATTGGAGTTTATCAGTATCCGCATAGCATCGAAGGGATACACTGTATACAAGATGTCCCCCATGACGGCAACGCGCATCATGACGGCGCGGGATGTCAACAAAGATCCGGACGAGAGTAAGGCATGTATATCGGCGATGGCGCATAGTATAGCCTTGGCGGTTGTCGGCAGCCGCAACATATTCGCGGGTGTCAGGGTGTGGTTTTTACGCCGAAGATTCATGAGGCGGAGCACATTCAACGAGTTGTTCGACTGTTACCAGAAAATACTGCTGATGATACCCCTTGAGGATATTGCCTCGGTTGCAGCCGTAATGGAGGGATTGTCCACAACAATATCCAAAGACCATGAGTAAATCGGCGGATATTGTCGCCAGGTCATTGTTGAATACGCATCATGCGTCGGTAAAGCTCGGGGTGCTGACATTCCGGGTATACCAGCCGTTCGTGAAAGATTTGGCAAGGGCATTCGCCGGAGGGAAAATAGACGTTTCGATCTCCGGAAGGCAAAAATATTCCATGGAAACAATATCCAGGCTGCTTTTCCGGCGCTCATGGTGCCAGAAACTATTCCTGTGGTACGCCAAGCGGTATGCCACCTGTGAAGAGATTTCCGCCGCGACCATGAAAATAGCCGACATCGTATCGGGCAAAGACTTGTTCGATTCGGTGAAGATCGACAAAACACGCCGGAAAACAGTATCTGAAACCGTCGGGAATAATACGATAACGGGCATTATCGCAACGATGATGGATCAATTGAACATCTCCTACAACGAAGCCCTCCAAGGCATAAACTACCCTACCATGCTCCTCATGATGACTGACAAGGTGCGCACACTCGTAGGGGACGAGGAAAAAATAGTGCGGGGATCGGGCGCCGATATGGCCCGGAGAAGAAACAATAAGAAAAGAGGCAATAAAGAGCAGTAATGAGTGCATTATCATTCAAAATAAACGCGGAAACCGATAAACTCAAGAGTTTTATTACCATGCTTGAGCGGTTGCGGCAGGTACTGGCCGAAATCCCGGACAGTACAAAGGAATTCGACGTCATAAACCGTAAAATTGGCGAGATGGAGGCGCGTGTCGAACAGGCAATGCGCAAGATCGCCCAGATGGAGCAGCAGGCAATGGATGCGGCGTCCAAGGCTGCCGCATCGGCCACGACCGGAACTGCTGGCGACGGTTCTACGGCAGGAACAGCGGCTACCCAGGCCGAAACTGCGGCATACCATGACCTGCTTGGTGAGCTGAAAGCCGCTAACGACGAAAAAACAAAGGCAATAGCTCAAATTAGGCTATATTCAAATGAGATCGCACGATTAAAAGCGGATGTCGCCGCGCTCAATAAGGAAGAGCAGCAGAACGGGCAATTGTCTGCAAAGAAAAGGGCGCAAGTATTGGACGCTGCCGTATCTATCGAGGAATACAAGCAGGAAATATCCCAATTGAAGCGGGAGCTCGCCAACCAAATCAAATTGGAGAAGGCCGCCGTCGGCTCGATCAACGAAATGTCCCAGGCACTTACCCGTATGCGTGCGGTGTATGAAAATATGAGCGCCGCGGAACGTGAGGGGGTGCAAGGGCAAACGATGCTTAAAAACATCGAATCGCTCGACACGAAGATCAAAGAACTGGATGCGTCGATGGGCGTCCATACTCGCAATGTCGGCAATTATGCCTCGGGATTCAATATGCTGGGATTCCAAATTCAGCAAGTTGCCCGCGAGTTGCCGTCGCTGGCATATGGCCCGCAAATATTCTTTGCCGCCATATCCAACAACCTGCCGATGCTGGCCGATGAAATAGCACGGGCGAAGAAATCGGTTGATGAATTGAAGAAAGCCGGGCAAACCTTCACGCCCGTATGGAAACAGATAGCATCGTCGATCTTCTCCTGGCAAACCCTGCTTGTGGCAGGCGTAACCGTGCTTACCCTTTACGGCAAGGAGATAACCAACTGGGTAGCGTCGCTGTTCAAAGGTAAAACGACGATAGACGCCTCTGCCGCTGCACTCGAACGCTTTAATTCCGCTATGGCTCAAGGTTCGGTGTCGGCTCAATCCGAATTAACCAAATTGAATCTGCTGTATAGGGCTGCGACAGACCTTTCCAAGCCCTATGAAGAAAGAGCCGAAGCGGTCAAAAAACTGCAAGACATATACCCCGCTTACTTCGGCAATATGGCTGCGGAACAGGTTATGGTCGGGAATGCTGTCGGTGCTTATGAAAACCTGCGCGACGCAATTATCGAGGTCGCAGAGGCGAAGGCTGCCCAAGAACTTATTACAGAGGACAAAAAGAGTATAGCACGCATCAAAAAAACAGGGAATGCCTATACCAATTATTCTAATGCACTGAAAGAGTACAGAAAAGAATATGATAAGGCAATACAGACATACATGGATTTGGGTCAGGGTGGCCAAAGCGCTATTTGGGGTGCTAAAACTTTTGCAGAGGCTAAAACAAACATAACCCAATTCCGGAAAGAATTTATTAGCGCACTATCGAAGCTTGGTGAGGAAGGGAATACTATATGGAAGCACATTAATGAAGATTATGAAGGTGATGTAGATGCATTTATCACGGCAATAAATGTCGGCATCGAAAAATTGACCCCCGCAGCAGAAAAATTATACACGACCCTAACGCCGGATGAACTTAACGCAAAGGCGGAAAAAGCCCGCCAAGAGGCAAAAAGCGCAGCAAAAAAAGCCGCATCCGATCAAGAGCGCAATCTAAAGGAGCTCACCAAGCAATTGCAAAAGCTCCGGGATGATGCGTTGCAGGCGGAGGTAGATTCCATGAAGGAGGGCACAGCCAAGAAACTCGCCCAAATCGACCTTGACTACCAGAAACGCGCCCGTGCCATACAGGAGGCAGAGGAGCGCATCAGGGAGTTGCAAGGTGGGGAATTGACCAAGGGGCAGCAAGCCCAAATAAAAGCATTGAACGATGCCAATAATGCCCAGCGTACTGAAGAACGGGCAAGCGTTTCTTCTATTTCGATAAGCCCCGAAGGGTTGGCATCTACAATCAATAAGAATATACAATCTTGGGACGAGTATTTGAAAGCGTATGGAACCTTCCGGGAAAAACTACAAGCTACAAAAGACATTTACGACCGTAAGATCGAAAATGCTGGCAGCATTGGAGAGCGGAAGACACTTGAAGCCGAGCGAGATGCAGCAGTAGCTGAAATCGAAGAACAAGCCGGGCAATGGGTACGAGAGCTTACAGATAAGACAAAGAAGCAGTTGGCGGATCTGAAAACCGAACTGGAAGCATCATTGCAGTCTCTTGAGTCGGAATACAATGCTTTGGATTCATCCGATACAGAGCAGGCCCATAAACTTCGCGGTGATATCAATCAGACGCGAGCAAGAATTAATGCAGTAGATAAAGCTGCTTCGAGTACAAAATTAGCCCCCAAAGATAATGCGATCAAGAAATGGCAGCGATTAGAGAGGACACTCGGTGATATTGCAGATGGATTCGAGGGTATTGGTGATGCCGTTGGGGGCACTACTGGCGAAGTCATTAGTGCGGCGGGCGAAATTGCAACTAATGCAGCCAGTATGATTAGCAGCATTGTCACTCTTACTGAATCGTCGGCGGCAGCTATTACAACGACATCAACAACCGCCGCCAGTGCGATCAAAGCTGTTGAGCGAGCATCCGTTATTCTTGCTATCATTCAAGCGGTATTGACAATAGCAACTAAAATAGCCAGCCTATTTAATAATGATGATGAAAAACAAGCGGAAATAGACCGACTGCAAGGTAGAATTGAGCAACTGCAATGGGAATTGGATAATGCCAATGCAATTCGGCTCCAAGAAAATTCTTTTAATGCTATTCAGAAGGTAAAAGACGCTTATAATGATGCGACGAAAGCGATATTGAGCGCATACGGAAAACTAAGCCCCTTCGGGGAAGCCATCGTTAAGCGAATCAACGCGGCTAAAATAGAAGAAAAGGCAATCAAAAGTATAGCAGATGCCTATTCAAACCTTAAATATACAGACAGCAATCTTCTGGGGGGAAATAAGTTTAGTGATACCCGAGATAAACTTAACAATCTTGCAGAACAGCAGTTGTTGCTTCAAAAGCAGATTAATGCAGAGAACGACAAGAAAAAAACGGACAAATCAAAGATAAAAGAATGGGAACGTCAAATTCAAGAACTTGGAGAAGAAGCTGCTGAAGTAATAAATGAGGTTGTAGAAACTATTATCGGTGGCACGGCAGAAGATATTGCAAAAGAGCTTGGCGATGCCTTCATAGAAGCGTTTTTAGAAGGTGAGGACGCCGCTAAGGCCTGGGGTGAAAAGGTAGACGAAATTGTTGCTGACATCATGAAACAAATGTTAGTCAGCAAATTTGTTGAAGAACGTATCGGAGATATTTTTGACCAGTATAAATCCAAATGGTTCAAGGATGGAGTTTTTGTCGGGATTGACGGTGTGATTGATTCCATGGGAAACTTTGCTGACGATCTCAACAAAGTTGGTGAGGAATTTCAAGCTATTTGGGACAGCCTTCCCGCTGAAACAAAGGAATTACTTGGGAATGCTGGCGCAGCTCGTCAGGAAGCCACGGAAAGAGGCTTTCAAACAATGTCGCAAGATACGGGCGATGAATTAAGCGGGCGCATCGCTGACGTCCAAGGCAAAGTAACCGACATCCGCGGCTATGTAATGGCGCAGACGCAATCAATAATCGGTCTTTTAACGTCTATGGCCAATATTGAAACAGCCATGTACGCAAGCGTACAGGTAAATAATGAGCTGCTCCGATATGCTGTGATGACCTACATGGAAATTGTGGAAATAAACGGCAATACAGCAGCCATGAGAGTTGCATTACAAGGTATTCAAGAGGATATTGCCGCAATCAAGCGCAACACCAGTGAACTATAACATGAAAATTGGTAAAGACATAGCAGACCTTGACAAGTTCATCAACGGCATTGAGGATGAAGTTGTAGATTTCATGGATGAAAAAGCACGGGAGGCATTAATAAGACAGAAAGAAGCTCGGCTACTATCTGGCAAACGCGACTACCTAAACCACACATGGAACTTACGCAGCGCCCTTGGTTACGTAGTTACTTATGAAGGCAAAGAAAAACGGCGATTTATTGGCGACCAAAATCATCCAGATCCGACGGCGGCCATTGAAACCAATAAAGTACTCAACGAAGAAAATAAAGCCGGAACAAGCATTATTTTCGCAGATGGCATGTACTACGCCGGCTTTGTCAGCTCTAAAGGTTATGATGTGATAGATACAGCCGAATTATTTTTAGATAAAGCATTAAACGGAAGAAAATGAAAAGGGATTTACTCATAAACGGCTACGATGCCTATGCAATGGGTATCGCAATGGGATCGGGTTTCATTGCAAGTCTGAGAACACCGGCAAGCCTCAAAGATTTTGTAGAGAATGACGACCCTAAAAAGCATGGCAAGCAGGTAATTTACCCCGAGGAACCGAAAGTTGCCGCCCGCGATCTGACGCTGACATTCGTGATCTTCGGCGACACGCTCGCAGAGCACACGGCGAACTACAACAGTTTTATAGAACTACTAAAAAGAGGCAAAATGGACATCAGCGTCCCTTCAATATCTGCGGATATTTACCACTTGACTTACAAAGGCAATTCCGGCAGCTACATGATGTCCGCAGACCTTACCACCTCACAACTGACAGTAAAATTCAATGAACCCAACCCAGCAAACAGGGTCGCAGAAACAGAAAATATATGACAACCCAACACAATAAGAGTGTAGATGCCATACGGGCGATGGCACTACAAACGGGCGCTTGTAAAAAGATAAACCGCGTCCAAGACTTCCCCGAGCTAATCAAACTGATGTTTACCCCACAAGGGATCGAGTTCTGCCAAGACCACAACTTCCCCTCGGTCGAAGTGTTCAGGGAAAACCGAAGCAATCTTCAAGGATTGGAAGTATATGTCGACGCTGGCGACATCACGCTAAAGGGCAAAGAATATGTATGCCTGGTCGGTGATACGAAGGCCACTATCGAGGCTTCACGGCCTCAATTCACGCATACAATCATATTAATGCACGGCGCACGAGCCAAGATCAACGCAAAGGACTACGCCGTACTGAATATCGTAAATATCAGCGGGGAGTATTCGGTAAATAAGGATGGAACTGTTATTATGTTATAGATAAAGCCGGGATTAACCCCGGCCTATCTACAATTTTCCCTCGAAAAATAATCTATAACAATCGTCATTTTTAATATTTTCAATTTCAGACGGGAACTCCACCCCGGCTCGTTGATATAATATTTTGTACTCGTTAATAATGTGGCTATAAGATAAATCTTGCTTGTAAGCGCGCTCCAAATCAGCCCAAAGATTGTCATAAAGAATATTCGAAATATCCGGATTTTTCTTATGTATTTCTCGCGCAATAACAGAGCCTGCATCAGGAATAATTTTATTTTTTATCTCTAATATGTTTTTCGTCATCCCCCAAATTTTGAAGAACAAAACAATTTGAAGAATGGCGAATATTAGCATAATAAGGCTTAAAATAATGTAAATAATATCCATTTATCACTATATTTTATTCTTAATTTCTTGCAAGGTGTCCGATATATTACATATCACTTTCAAAAGAGCATATACTGTTGCGGATGTAAGCATAATGGGAAGTATGCTCCAAAAACACCAATACGCCTCTTCTTTGTCATGATCTGAATATAATCCCATTCCATAAAAAGCAAGAATAACAGAACATATAATGCCAGCAATTAAAATTGCCAAGGCTAATGTTTCAAGAAGTTGCTCTGCGTTCCTTTTTACAACAATATTATATCTAATGTATTCAGCCCCATTCTTTTCAAAGGTTTCAACAGTCCCTTTAAGTGCAGAGCATTTCCCGCAGACTTTTGCTATCACAGGATTTTCATGCCCGCAATTTTGACATATCCAATTTTCACTCATGTTATTATGCATTATGGTTAGTAACCCAAATTTACATTTTCAAATTGGAAGATCCAAAAAAGCGAGGAGTGATTTTCGCCACCCCTCACCTCATGTTTTAATGTTGCCTCTCCTTTATCGCACGTTATGCGCGTATTTGTGCCAAATCACGGCCTATCTGCCGCAAGGCATCTAATATTTCCTCCGTGCGTTTCTCAGATGGTTTTTTGGTGCCGTAAATATATTTCGACAACAAACTTTTGTGAATACCTATCGTGCGGGCAATCTCCGACACATTCAACTGCGGGAACCGACGGAATACATCCCCTATCACATTATTTGTGTCCGGTTCATCCGTGGCGTAGAAACTCGACAGGTGTATATCTTCGTCGATCTCCTCCCAGCGGATAGCATCCCCAAACTTGTTTATTTTCCACGCCTCGCGCTGGTCGTCGGTAGCTTCTTTGAGTATGGGGAAATACTCCAGCGGGCGGCTGTATGTTTTGCCGTCATTAGTGGCTATGTATATCCGGCCACCCTCGAACCAAACTTTTGTAATCTTCGCCATAATCATAATGTTTTGTACTTTGCAGTTTATTCCTCTTCTCCGAAATACTCGTGCCACTTGGCGATGATCTCCGCCTCGTACAACTCGATCACTTCGAGCGCGCGGCGCATATCGTTCGCTTTTATCCCCCGGTTGTACTTTATTTCTCGTGTAGCGATTTCTACCTTTGCGTCGTTGTCGCCGTACTCGATATGAACATGTATTGGCAAATGTTCGTCAGAGTAGAAATAAAATCGCAATCCAAAAAGGTTTAAAATTGTAGGCATCTTTATTCGTTTTTATCTACTGCAAATATAAGTCCAAAAATTTAGACCCGCAAATGAAAGTAGAAATATTTTACCATTTGACAATCGAACAGACAATAGCGATGCTGGACAAATAAAAACCGAGGCAGATACCTCGGCTGTAAAAAATAGATACCTATTATCTATTTTGTTTTGATTTGAAAAATATGAAGACACCAGCAACTGCAGCAATAGATCCCACTGCAATAGATCCTGCAACCGTATCGAATCCCTTATACAAGGCATAAAGTACTGACCCGGAGAGAACCAATACCGATAAGAAAGCAAATGTGATACCTAAATAAGTCGTACGAATGGCATTCTTGGTCATTGCATTTTCTGTATCGTGTCGATGCACCATTTCTTTTTCAGCCATCGTTATAATGCGCTCCGCAGCTCCCGGAACAATCTGATCGTATTTGGCCAACGTTTCGGGGTGCGGAAGAGGCCCTGAATAATGATGCTGCAACTGAACGTGCTGAACGTTGTCAGCAGGACTTATATTTTTCATATGCTCTCCGGATGTCGTTGCCCACATTATACCAATCCTGCGTCATATTCTCAAGGTCAGTTTTTGCCTGACGTTGTTTGCGGCACCTCTCTATCGGATTGGATTCCAACGAAAAGAAATGCAAAACGCTGTCTATAAATATAATCAAAAGGCTTTTCATAATAAACATCTTTTCTATGCAAATATACTTTTTTATTAATAAACTGCAAAAAGCGTACTGTTATTGTATCTGCACTAACGAAGTGGGAGAAATAAAAACCGAGGCATTTGCCTCGGCTCTATTATTCAAAAGAAAGTTTATTTCATCTTTTCTTGCATTTAATTTCAACGCTATCGCCGTCCATCGTCATTGTCATCTCTGCGACATTATCCGATAGACTATGAATATTGTATCGCGCATATTCAGTGTTTTCTATATAACAAATAATCGTCGTTCCTTTAGCCTTATAAGTTCCGCTCCCATTGCCGAAATACCCACTTCCATAATAGGTACCATCTGAATTAAATGTAGCTGATGCATGGAACTGATCGAATATAGACGATGTAATATCCAGCCAGCTACCATCCTTCTGCTTTAGATGGGTAATATCCCACGTTCCGTATATGGCGTCGCCATATTTGAAATTGGGCTCGTCATCATCCGAACACCCTACAAAAGCAACCGAGGCAATAGCCACACACAAGAGTAAAAACTTTTTCATATTCCTAATTGTATTGGTTAGTGCCGCAAAATTATAAAATTCCCCCCCCCCGCCAAATTTTGGAAGTAAAATTTACTCCTGATGTAAAAAATAGTGCAAAATCCTTTGTGAATTAAAAATAATTTCCCATATTTGTAACGCTTACATAAACTCAAGAGTGCACAAGATGCACCATTATTGGTGCTTTTTTTGTGTCGGAAATTGAACATACGAACGGGTAACCCTGTGGCGTTGCTGTAATGGCGCGCCAACCTCTTGAGTAAAGATGTAAGCAGCAGGTAGTACCCGTTCGTTTTTTTTTGTTTTATTAAATGCTTACATCTATGAAAAAACAATCGCTTCCGGAAACGGATTATCAAACTCGCTGCATCGAAGCCGAGCGAAAAGCACGAGATTTCGAAAGCGCCTACTTCAAGGCAGAAGAGCGCTACTCCAACCTAATGGACGCCTATATCAAACTACAAGGTTACTATCTTGAATTGCTGGGCGCTGAAAAATCACCCCGCAACAAAATCAAAGAGATCGACCCGTTTATTCTGGTCAAGATGGGCCGCGGGATGAATGTCGCACAATGTAAATAGACCAACAGCTATGAACAATATACAAATCTTCAATAATGAACAGTTCGGGCGTGTACGGATTATTATGTCCGACGAAAACAAGCCGATGTTTCTTGCGAATGATGTAGCGAGATCATTAGGATATATGCGGACAGCGGATGCAATTTCAACACATTGTAAAGGGGTCGCCATTTTGCCGACCCCTACCGATGGCGGCATTCAAAGGGTGAAATACATCCCCGAATCCGACGTTTACCGTCTTGTCATGCGGTCGAAGCTCCCGCAGGCCGAACAGTTCCAGGACTGGGTATGCGATGAAGTTCTCCCCGCGATCCGCAAGACTGGCGGATACATGTCGGCCAAAGAGACGGACACGCCCGAAATGATAATGGCACGTGCCGTGCTGGTAGCCAATGACACTATAGCCCGCCAGAAGCAACAGTTGGAGCAGGCACACAAGCAGGTCGCAGCGCTCGCCCCGAAAGCCGAACTAATGGATAAAGTACTGGACACAGACCAGAAGATCGACGTCGGGCAGGCGGCAAAGATTTTGAACCTTCCCTTCGGCCGCAACACGCTCTTTCAACGGCTCCGTGAACGCGGCATATTCTTCTGCAATCGCAATGAGCCTAAGCAAGAGTATATTAACCGTGGTTATTTCGAGTTAAAGGAGAAGTTAATAGATCGCAACAACCACGAATCGTTCACGGTTATAAAAGTCCTCGTGACGCAGAAAGGGTTGGATTTCCTCGCAAGACAATTCGAAGTAGTCCAAACGCCAAAGAAGATGGCACCGATAAAGTAACCCCCGTATACCACTATTTCCACACCACGTTGGGGGCGCCTCGCAGAAATGCGGGGCGTTTTTATTCCCTTCCTTCCAACCTCACTACAAAGTGTAGTTAACTACATCCTAACGGTGTAGTGTAGGAGGGTAAAAAAGTCAGAGAAAAATTTGCATTTTGCTAATACGTGCATTATATTTGCAGCACGAATAAGATATAGACGTACGGGTCTATCCGTATAATGTGTAAATTGAAACATCTGTATAGAGCCCTAAATAGTTATTTTAGGGCTCAATTTTATTTTACGATTAATTTTAAGTCCCAAAACATATGTTCGGGCAGGGAGAAATCCCTGCTTTTTTATTGATATTTTTACTGCTCCTCATTGTTATTAAAATGCACAGACGCACATTTGCATCAGAGGCTTGAGAAATCGTCGAGCCCTTGATGACATAATGGTTATTTATTCTCCGACAGGAACAGAAATATTGGACGCGCCGGTCACCAAAGAGGCTATCATCAAATATGTCCTCATGGGTGACTACTATATCGAACTGCCCTTTAATCTCCTTGAACCAACGACATTTGCTCGTGGTTCCTACATCACATATAAAGGCCGTAAGTTCGAGATAATGTCCACGGTACGCCCTGAGTTCGATAGCAAGACCGGCGGCTATAAATATACTCTCAAATTCGAGGCCCAACAAAACCACATGAAGCGTTTCGTGTGTTTCTGGCTGGGTGGTGATAATCCGGAAGCCGTATTCCACAACACCGCCGACCTCGAATCATTCGCTGCCCTGATCGTCGCCAACATGAACAAGCAGCTCGGAGGCGAAAACTGGCAGGTAGGCACGATCACCGTTGACAATCCTAAAGCTACGAAGCTTGTATCGTTCAATGGCGATAAGTGCTGGGACATCCTCAATACGATTGCCGAAACCTTTGAGACGGAATGGTGGACAGAGGAAAACGGCGACCTCGTATCGTTATGCTTTGGCAAACTGGACTTCGGATCCCCCGAAGAGTTCAGACAGGGGAATGTAGTGAAAAACATTCCCGCAAAGAAAGGGGATGATTCGAGCTACGGCACCCGGTTCTACGTCTTTGGCTCTACTCGCAATCTTACAAGCGACTATGGGCAAGCTCCGCAAGGAGGTGAAACGAATCATGTATCTGAAATTCGGCTTCGCCTGCCGGACGGACAGCGGTATATCGACGCAATACCTGGTCTTTCGGGAAGCGACATTGTGGAGCAGGTCGTGTTCTTCGATGACATATACCCCAAGAATACGGAGACTGTCACCAGCATTGAGACCGTAGAAGGGCAAACGGATAAGGCGTATGTCATGTACTGCAAAGACACGCCGTTCCGGCCTTCGGACATGATTAAAGGCGAAACCCTAGGTGCTACCTTCACGAGCGGCAGTCTTATGGGGCGGGATTTTGAGCTAAGTATAAACTACAAACCAGAGACGTGGAAACCGGAGGATGGATTTGATAAGAAGTTCGAGATCATCGCGCAAGTAGAATCATCCGGTGAAAGCCAACTTATCATCCCCAACGAAAGCCTGCATCCCGAGCCTGGAGATACGTTTGTCATAACAGGCGTAAAACTACCTAAAGAAAGGATCGAGGAGGCTGAAAAGGAGCTCTTGAAGGCCGGGGAATCATATGCCGCGAAACACAGCAGCGACACGGACGTATACGACTGCGAAACTAATCCCGTATACTGCCAAGAAAACAAGAAGAATTACGATGCCGGGCAAGCGGTTCGCCTTGTGGATCCACGCTTCGGAGAAAGCGGCCGATTATCACGCATCCAGGGATACGAAAAAAAACTATATAACGAATATATCGCCACATATACGGTAGGCGACAATACGGCATATTCTCGTATCGGCAACATAGAATCGGAGGTGAAGGCAAACCTGTACGCACAGCGCATAGGCGTTACCGAATCGGGAGCCTCAATCTACCTTATCACCCGCTACGATTCCACTGCCGCCGCAGACTACAATGCCTATTCCGCCAAGCGTGCACTATGGGAATTCGCCAACAAACAGTTCCCGGACACATTCAAAGGTAAAATGACCTTTGACGACGGTGCCCAGTTCGGGGGGTTCGCATCCGGCATGACTGGCTTTGGCGGCATAATCGACAAGAAAGGGAACGCAGAGATGCAGAGCCTGAAACTTCGGGGATTCCTGGAGGTACCGGAACTCCGCTACAACCGTGTCGAAATATCCATGGGCGATACGTGGTATGCTCCAAGTGCCGGGATCATCGAAAGCGTCGACACCACGGCCCAAACCATCACCCTCAAGCTCGAAGAAGGCGAGATCGGAAGTCCTCGGGTCGGGGATATATGTATGGGCATCTTCCACAATTTGAACACTTCGGAGAATGCAACCGCGGATTATGACGACGGCCGTGGCAACAGGCGCTTTGCCGGGTTCGCTACCTGCTATTTCCGCATCACCGAAGAGCTGGACACTGCAACTTACAAGACATTCAAGTATCAACTACGCCCGGTATCGGGAGCTTACCCCACCCAATATCATCCGGCGGCGTCGATGACCTTCGTGGGCTATGGCTCCTTCTCGAATGAGGATCGGCAGACCTCCCGCTACGAAACTCGGACATACCAGCGTTATTTAACGGGAGTTTCCGATTGGGAGTTCACTGCGTCCAATATCGCCGCGCAATATGGCGACCTGTCAAACCTGTCCATATTCGGAATAGAGATGAGGGGGTATTCGGCATACCTGAACAACATCTATATGTCGGGCGTCATCCAGCAATTCACGCCCGGCGGCGAAGAGGTGCCCACGATCATAGACCGCGGAGTGTGGAGCGCCACGGAAACATACAACCGCAACGACGACGTATATTGGAACAACGGGCACTGGCGCTGTCTGGTCGACGGCACCAAGACCGAGCCCGGCAAGGATGCCGAGGAGTGGGTATACTTAGGCGGATACGGGATGCTCGAAACGGTCAGCATATTCAAAAAATCGGAGAGCGAACCGGCGAAACCTACGGAGCTTAAAATACCGCCCGAAGGTTGGACTACGGAGACGCTCCCGATGTCGGATCAACGTCCTACATGGATGTGTACCGGCACCGTTGTCGACGGAGAGGTCAAATCATGGTCTGATCCTCAGCGTATATCCGGCGAACACGGCACGGATGGCAAGGACGGCAAGGATTACGAGTGGATCTTCGCACGTACATCGGAATACAAAGCCCCTGCACAGCCACCCACCGCGCAGCAGGACGATTACATTCCCTCGTCCTCCGAAACCTCGGACGGGCAGGTGTGGACGGACGATGCCGTCGGGCCCGATAACGACAACCCTTATGAGTGGGCAAGCAAGCGTGTGAAAGTAAATGACACGTGGGGCGAGTTCACACACCCTGCGCTTTGGGCAAAATTTTCGTTCGACGGAGCGCCGGGTGTCGACGGAACCGATGTAGAATGGATATTCAAACGCACAAGTTCCAACACGGCCCCGAATACGCCGTCTGGCAGCGACGAAGACGGATATGTACCGAGCGGTTGGACGAACAACCCCACGGGCCCGAATTCCGAGCGCCCCTACGAATGGACTTGCGTACGCTATAAGACAGGCGGACACTGGAGCGGATATTCAGCAGCGTCCTTATGGGCGAAGTGGTCATTCGACGGCGCGGATGGTGTGGATGGTGAAGGTGTAGAATACATATTCACGCGTACGGAAACCGAGGATCCGGGCACCGTTCCGGATGTTCCCGATGTTGCGGAATACGATAATCCCCCGGCTCCATGGACGGATGACCCCACGGGAGTAGATGCCACATATCGCTACGAATGGGTGTCGAAACGCAACAAGGTGGAAGGTGTTTGGGGCGCATTTTCCTCGCCCTCGATTTGGGCGCGGTATTCTTACGACGGGCAACCGGGGAACTGGACATCCTATGTATTTAAAAATAGCGATACGGAGCCAGCAAAGCCTACTTCCTCCGACCCCATTCCGTCCGGATGGAGTGACGCGCCCACTGGTGTCGGTATATGGTGGATGTCCAAGGCTACGATAGACGCATCGACCGGAAAGGCCGGGGCGTGGTCGACGCCTATCCGCGTAACGGGCGAGGATGGGGAGCCGGGGCCGCATACTGACTTCAAATACGCCAAGAATAATAGCACCACCACGGCGCCGGCGCTGGTCAAAACGGATCGCACCCCCGCAGGTTGGAGCGACACCCCGCCGTCGCTCTCTTCGGGTGAATATCTGTGGATGACCCAGGCGGAAATAGACGCCGACGACAATCTGTTGCACCCGACGGTAGGCTGGGCAACTCCGGTACGCATATCGGGAGAGCAGGGCCCTAAAGGTGATGATGGCGCCCCCGGCGAAGACGGCGCTCCCGGCAAGGATGGCTTGCAGGGTTGCATAATCCGCCTCACGGAATGGGCATCGGGAGTGGAATACCGCAATGACCTCGACCTTGTCTCCAATGGCCCCAGATACATAGACATAGTTACGATCTATGCGAACAATAAGCAGTTGAAATTCCAGTGCAGCCAAACGCACACTTCGTCGAACTCCAACAAACCGACGGCGGGATCCGCGTCGGCATATTGGCAACAACTCAACGACATGGTGCCGATATATACGCCCCTGTTATTCGCAGAGAATGCCGTCATCAACTTCCTGCAAGGTATGGAGTTCGTGGTGCACAACTCCAAGACGGACATTTCCGTGAATACCATCATCGCAGGGCTCGTGGGTGGCGATATTCCCCTGTTCGTCGGGAGCAATACCCCGTCGAAAGCGCCGTTCAGGGTCGCTAAGGACGGATCATTCGTGGCCACCAAAGCCGATATTACAGGGACTATCAACGCATCGAGCGGAACGATAGGCAACTTTACAATTGACGAAGGAGCATTAAAATCCACAGACAGCTTCGGTGAGATGCTTCTATCTTCCAATCTGATTAAGTTTACAGGCAGTAAGACCAATCTTTATCTTGGAGTCGACACCTGGCCGGCATCAGCGGGTGGTGCCCTCTATGGGCCTATAAGAGCAGAAGTAAGCCGCAGCGTAGCCAGCGGCAGCATGGCAGGCAATTTCGGAGTGTATATAGATGTCACCGGAGCAGCATCATCGGATGGAACCACTACCGCTGCACGTCAGTCCGGAAACCATGCCTTATATATCCCCAATGGGTTCATAACGGGTTTCAGGCTGAGGAATGTGCGAACCTCTTCCGATAGAACCCTGACCGACATGGACAGCGTGGTGTTCAGTACGGCTACGAGCGAGATTACGCTGACTTTACCGTCTTCACCAAAACAAGGGCAGATTTATTTCATCCGAAAGGTCGGCAGCGGCAATGTCAAGTTGACGCGTGGGAATACCCAGCACAGGATATGCACGAATTCCAACTCTCAGAACAACACCACTATTACCCTGGACTGGGGTAAGCTGTGGATCATATTGTGGGATCATATGAACAGTATGTGGACAGCCAACTGGTGCCAATATTAACACAAAAACAGGATATATGAAAGTATTGAATTTAAAAGAATTTAAACTGTTCACCGACATTTCCCACGCCGGGCATATTGTTGTCGACGCCCGGAAAGAGTTTGCCAATGCCATATACATGAGCATGAACGGCATCGTAGCGCATGACCTGGCATTCCGCATCCTCCACAGCGAAGGTGGCATCGAAGTTTCCGACGAGGAGGAATCGATTATCGTCGATACCGCAAAGATGTGCAAGGCGGTCTTCTACGACAGCATCATGTCCGTCCTCAAAGAAGAATAAACGCTCGAAAGGAATATGAAACGCATCCGGATAGGCAAGGACATAGAGATACATTGGCCGATACTTACCAATGGAGAGCAGGTAGCACTCGAAGGGCGCGACCTGAAACTCTTCGTCCATTTGCCTTCGCATATGGACATTCCCGTCGATTTCACCACCGAAGGCAATACCGCAATTTTTATCATAACCGGAGCGATGCAAAAATCCATCGGGGTGTACCGCCTTACCATGTGGGAAAATTTACAGAAAAGCGGGCAAACAGCGGTTGACTATTGCAACGCCTTCGAGTTAGTTCCTACGACCTGTATGGAGGGTGGTGAAGATGACAATAACCTTACAACGGAAACTGTCGACCTTGAGGCGTCAAGCCTTGTTGTTGGATTGCCCGGCGAGAGTGCTTACGAGGCATTCAAGAAATACAACCCGAATTCCGAACTTACGGAGGAAGAATATGCCGAGGCCCCTATTAACGCTGCAAACGCCGCGAACGAGGCGGCAAAAGCGGCAAATGACGCCGCAGGTAAAATTGGGGATATTGACAAAGCCCTTGCCGAAAAGGTCGACAAGGAAGAAGGGAAAGGGCTTTCGACGAACGACTACACCGACCAGGAGAAGGAGAAGCTGGCCGGGCTCTCCAACTACGACGACACGGAGATAAGGAAGGAGTTGTCCGACAAGGTGTCCAAGAAGGAGCTGACGGAGGCTGCAGCGGGCACGCTGGCTGAAGCAAAGTCGTATACGGATGCCACAAACAAAGCAATAAAAGCAGATGTGACTGCCGCTTTTGAGCAAACGCTTGTAACAATTGACTATGGGGATGCGGCTACGCTCAAAGAGAGCAAGTCGTACACGGACACAAAGACGGCAGAACTATGGAATAATGTCGGTGATACGTTTGACGCTATGTCCGAGGAGCTCAATAGCAACATATCCGGCGGGGATGCGCAGGCACTGACCGAAGCCAAAAACTATACAGACAAGGCGATCTCTGAAATTCCCACCCCGGACGTCAGCGGGCAGATCGAGCGGCACAATACCTCCCCCACGGCGCATCCCGACATTCGGGAACTGCTCAACACCTGCGTAGGACTGCCGGAGTTCAACGACAAAACCTACGAGCTGACCTTCACGACAAAGGGCGGTGCGAAGTTCATCATCGACCTGCCTATCGAGATGATGGGGCTGCATTACAACGAGGATGCCCAATCTATCGAGTTCGTAAATGCCGACGGCTCCATATCCTCCATCCCGGTTTCTGACTTCGTGAAAGTATATGTCGGCTCTATCGGTTCCGAGATACAGGTTACGGTCGAAGGCTCCGAAATCCGCGCCACCCTGCTCAACAACACCGTATCCTGGGACAAGTTGACACTTGCATTGCAGGAGATGATCCAGGGCAAGGCAGACCGCACGGAGCTTCCCACGAAACTGTCGCAGTTGCAGAACGACCCGAACTTCGTGACATCGGGAACCCTCGAAACCCAGTTGACGCCTATCAAAACCGAGTTGGGCGGCACAGTGCGCCTCGGGGAGGAAATAGGAGAGAGCTCTACCCCGCCTCCTATACCGGACACGGACGATGAAATAACCGAAGTCCTCGCGCACTCGGACTGCACGCTCGAAGAGCGCGTGACGCACCTCGAAAGGCTGCTCATGGAAATGCTCTCGGGCAAAGTGCTGATCCCGGAATTGCAGGTGAAAAAACTGGGCGTGTGGGGCGACAACAACCTCGTCGTCACGGGCGAGGGTGCGCCGACGAAAGCCCCCGACCGCGCGGGGCAGTTCTATGTCGATACGAAGAACAACGCGGTCTACCACTCCGTGGGCAACGGCGCGGTGTCGGACTGGAAGAACGCTTAAACTGCATACAACATGTCACAAGTCAACAAATACGCCGACAAGGCGGGTTACACGGCCGACAAGAACCGCAAGGACACACAGTCGGCGGTGTCATACGTCGAAGACGACGGCGAGGTGATCTACGACGGCGTGAATGTCGTTGTCGACCGGGATGCCGCGGATGCCGGCGATCTTGCGGTCTTCGACAAGACGGACGGCACGCTGAAGTTCGTCAAAGGCGCGACACTGCTTTACGACCGGCTGCCGCCGGAACTCGTTCCGATGGCCGTGGTCTACGGACGCCGGGGCGAACGGGTGCGCATCGTCGCCCTGCGCCATCTGGATTTTTACAAGTGGGCAGTGGCGTATGAAGTGAAACTTTCGGGCTTCGATCTCTCGGCCGGAGGTAATTTCACGCTGACCGTTGACAATACGAGTTCGGAATTTACCTACCCCCGCGGGGCGACGCTTGCGAGTATTGCCGCGCAGATCAACGCCGACACAACAATCGCGGGATATTCATGGAAAGCCACGGCGTCGGATGAGATCGCCGCGATTGTCATGGAGTGCAATACGTCGGCCGAGAATTACAAAAAAATATCCGCGACAGGCTGCACGCTTACCAAGCATGCGGAAGATGTCGATTACCAGACCACCACTGCCATTATCCCCCAAAAAACGACGGTCAACGTACGCCGCAGAAATGGCGTCGACTCACAACTGGCCGGATGCGACAACGATGCGTTTCTGGAGTACTACAGAGAGAACGGCAGCACGAGTACCAACGTTCCGCTGGGCAGCTCGACGATCATCCGGGAAAGTGTCTTTACCGAGGCCGATAATCCGGCGCTGTTCGCGGCCTATCCGACCTACCGGGACTACCTGTTCGGCGAACATCTTGCCGAATATCCGTCGGCTTACGAAGCATTTCTGCAGGACGGCAAAGACAATACGGCCATTCTCGCCGGGAAAACAAAGACCGACTTCTATGGCAAGACTGTTCCGTGTTATCCGGCGGCAGCCGCAGCTGCGGCCTATGGGATGCAGGTCGCGGGGATGACTACGGGGCTGGAGACCGGGGCATGGTGGCTTCCGTCGGCCGAGGAGTTGTGGCTGATGGCCAAAGGTCTCATATTCGCGCAGCCTTATGATCCGGTCAATCGGACATTGTCCGTATCGGGGAAAGTGATCGCCAAGACGGACTATATGGCCTCTTCGACCGAATACTCGTCATTATATTATTTTCAGGTCAATCAATACGGTAATACGCGGTGGATGCTCCAACAGCAAGGCAAATCCATATCCAGCATCGTACGGCCGGTGTCGGAGCTATGAAAAATAAACTGAATTATGTCACAGATAAACAAATATGCGGATAAGGCCGCCTACGAAGCGGATGCCGCGCGGCTTAAAACCCTCTCGTCGGAATCCTACATCGAGAACGACGGCGTGCTGATCTATGACGGTGTGAATACCGTGATCCGCAAATCGGCCGCCGGTGTCGGTGATCTCGTCGTCTTTGACAAGACGGATAGTACGTTGAAATTTATCAAAGGCGATACGCTGGTTACAGAAAAGATACCTCCCCAACTGATTCCCGTGGCCGTGGTCTATGCCCGGCAGGGCGAGCGTGTGCTGATCGTATCGCTCGAAAATGCAACGGTCGGCAGCCAGCGATGGGCATACTCTTATGAGGTTGCATTGTCGGGCTTCGACCTTGCGGCGGGAGGAACCGCTGTCCTGTCGTTCGGCCAGGGCATTTATGCGATGGAGTTGCCGATAACGTATGCCGCAGGGGCATCACTGGCAGACATCGCAGCGCAAATCAATGCCAATGCAACGGTTAAATCCACATACGGCTGGACTGCCTCCGTAGATGAAGCGACCGCACGAATCATCGTATCGTCGAACACATGGCATCCTGATTTTGCGATTATCAAAGTCGTAAGCGGTTGTCAAATCACAAGGCCACCGGAGGATGTGAATTATCAAACGACATTGACAGGGGTTTTGATCGAGGGGGCGACCGATCCCGTCCGCCGTAAGAACGGGGTTGATGCGTCGTTAGCAGGCTGTAATCCCGAAGAATTCCTGCGATGCTATTCGGCCAACGGAAGTGAGAAACCCGGACAGCAACCGGGCAGCGGCGAGATTATCCGCGAAAGCGCCTTTACCGAAGAAGCCAATCCGGCATTGGTCGCCGCCTATCCGACCTACCGGGATTATCTGTTCGGAGAACATCTTGCCGAATATCCCGCAGCTTATGGTGCGCTGCTGCGCGACGGCAAGACCGACACTCACCTGATCGGGCGGCTTACCTTCGAGGACATTTATGGTAAGACACAGTACCGCTACCCGGCCGCTGCGGCTGCTCTCGACTACGGCATCACGGTCGAGGGCGCAACTACCGGACTGGAAGCGGGCGCATGGTGGCTGCCATCCGTCGACGAAATCTATCTGCTCATGCACGACCGCGTGCTGACGGCTGCCGACGTGGAAAAAGACCCCGTAAACCGCACGCTGTCGCGCCTCGGTAAGGCGACCTGTTACGGGTCTAACACTACTTTTCGAACGTCATGCGAGCACAATTACGCCCTCGCGTTCGTCTACAATGGCTACACGGGCAACTTGAACGGCAACTACAAGTATAACACCTACTTCGTGCGTACGGTCAGTGCTTTATAACCACCTGAACCATGGAAACACAACAGCAAATCAACATCCTCGAATCGCGGCAGCTCGAATTACGGGCAGTCATGGCCAAGTCCGACGACAGGGCGGCCAAATGCAGTAAGTCCGGCCTTGACTTCCGGGCTACCTATCCTCTGGATTATGAGGAGTACGAAGCGGCCAACGCGGAGTACAACGCGAACGAAAAGACCCTTGCGGATCTCAAAGCCCGACGTGCCGAAGAGCTGGCCGCCGAAGAAACGGTTATGAACTTTCAAAATATTGAGCAATGAAGATGTATATGACCAACAAGCCCAACGGCGAGCCGTTCTATCCCGTAACCGTAGCCGAAGCCGTGCTTGTTTCCGAAGGAGAAACTTTAGCCGCGGTGCTGCAACGGCTCGAACAGAGGATCGCAGAATTGGAGAAGTCGGAAGCGGCGCCCCAGGCGCAGACAAACGTGTTGCCCGAACAATAGAATACACCCTATGGAAGCATTGTGGAGATTTATAGAAAGGCTCTGCGAAAAAGTATGGCAGGTGTTGATCGGTGCCCTGGTGTACATGTTCAACGCCATAGCCCCCATACACGACATACTGACGGCCTGCATGATTATATTCGCCGCGAACTTTTTCACGGGCCTGTTCGCCGGCGTGCTCGTACAGCACGAAGGATTCATATTCCGCAAGGCTTTCAAGTGCATATCCGAGGCTGCGGTAATATCGGGACTGATGGCTATGATACTGCTCGTCGGGGACAACATCGACAACCACGACGGGGCGATGTCGGCGATCTCGCTCGCAGTATATGCCCTGATATATTTCTATGGGGTCAACATCCTCAAGAACCTGAACCGCATATTCCCGAAGAACCGATACATCGACTTCCTGTACTATGTGCTCTCGTTCGAGATGATTAAGAAGATTCCCTATTTGGAAAACTACAAACAAAAACAAAAGGACAAATGAAAAAGAAATGGATCGTATGGAGCATCGTTGCGGCCGTGGCCGTAGTGCTCGGAATCGTATTCCCGCGTTACATCCTCGTGGGGGTTGTTTGTGCTATGGCCGGATGGGTCGGGCATATCCTGTACACTAAACACATCGCGCAATGATACCACGCGGGCTGCGGAACAACAATCCGCTTAACATCGAGAAGACACGGGGCGGCAATCCCTGGCAGGGCGAGGTCGTACCGTCGAAAGACAAGCGTTTCGCGCAGTTTACGACGGTAGCATACGGCTATCGGGCTGCCTTCAAGCTGTTGAACAACTACCAGCGTAACTACGGGTTGGACACGATCCGCAAGATGATCGGCCGCTGGGCCCCGTCGGAGGAGAACCACACGGACGCCTATGTCCGCACCGTGGCGGAAAGATCGGGGGTGCCCGCCGACAGTCGGATCACCACGACCAACCGCGACGTGATGGTTCCCATCGTAGCTGCGATGTCGTTCGTAGAGAACGGCGTCGAGGCCAAGATGCTCGACGTACAGGCCGGGTGGGATTTGTTCGTAAAGGCATGAAACGCTTGATCCTCTACCTGCTCGCCGCCCTTGCGGCCGGGGCGCTGCTCTTCGGCTGGGGATACCGCCGGGGCGCCGCGTCGGTGGTTGTCGAAGAAACAACGCGCATCGACACGGTGTTCTATCCGCGGCCGGAACCGCTGCCCGGCACGTACCGCCTGGCCGACATCTCGGTGCCGGTGCTGCTCTTCGCGCCGCCCGACACGGTAACGGAGACCGTCGTTGTGAAAATCGGGGCAGACAGCGTGCAAATGAAGGTGGCGATGGAAACGCGCCCCTACTCGGACAGCACCTACCGGGCACAGGTCAGCGGGCCGCGGATCGGCAACCTGCGGCCGACGCTCGACTGGATAGAAACATACGACCGCACGACCATCCGACAGCAGGTAGTCACCCGGCGGAGCCGCTTCGCCCTGACTGCCGGGGTCGGGGCGGCGTACACGCCGCAGGGGTTCCAGCCTACGGTCGGCGTAGGAGTAGGTATTATTTTATGGCAATTCTGACAGGTATGAAGATAATTTATAACGACATCATCCCCTTCAAGGGATACAAGGCTATCAATCTGTTCGGGATCGTATTTGCCCGCAAGTCCGCCCGCCCGTTGTCGGATAAAAATAAAAACCACGAAGCGATACACACCGCACAGATGAGAGAACTGTTATATGTGCCCTTCTACATCGTCTACCTATTGGATTGGGTATTTCACGGCTTCAAGTACCGAAGGATAACTTTCGAAAAGGAAGCATATGCCCATGAAGATAACCCTGAATACCTTGAAATACGAAAACACTACGCGCAATGGAAGAGATGATTTACATATACTGGGATGACTTCCCATCGGTTGTAACCGAATAACGGGCCTTGGGGTACGGGCATAAAAAAGTCCCCAACGCTTTCCCGCATATACCACTATACGATTGTGCCAACGCACCACATTGAGGACTTATTCCTTGAATCGGTGTGTTGGCTTTTTGTATAGTGGTATAACAAATTTATAATAAAAAATCGGGAAAGTATATGCGTAAATCAGAGCTTTTTGCACAAATACTCGAATGTGTTGCATTTGAAACTGAAATAGCTAAGGAACAAATCCTTTCGAAGGATAAATTTCAAGATGTGGTCGATGCGCGCTACATGCTCGTACACTTCTGCCATAAGAACGGCATGTACACCACCGACATCGCCCGGATGATGCGGTTCTCCCGACGCGCCATAGAGAAGATGGTCTCCGGGTTCGATGAGCGCAAGCGATACAGCCACCCTATATTCGAAATACAGTGCGAACTTATTGCGAAGAAGTTGCCTCCCATCTGCGCCCCAATGAATTGATATGCCTGCCGCCCGCAGCCACCTTTGCAATGTTGCAACAGGTGAACGCCCGGCCTTGACAGGGGCGGCAATCATTCAATAATCATTAAAAATGGGTTCGGATAAAACTTATATTTTCGATGGAGGCGGCTCGGGTGGCGGCCTTGACATCGCGGCTCTCGTCTCGTCAATGATGGGCAACAAGGGCATGGATCCCAACCTCGTAGCGGCACTCATGAACGGTAATAATAACCGTGGTGCATGGGGCGGTGACGGGTGCTGGTGGATCTGGATCATCCTGCTGTTCTTCTGCTGGGGCGGCTTTGGTGGCAACGGCTTCGGCGGTAACAACGCCAATGGCCTTCCTGCGCAGCTCAACGGTGACGCCGGACGGGAACTTCTTATGAACGCAATCCAAGGGAACGGCGCAGCCATCAATCAGCTGGCATCGTCGCTCAACTGCTCTACGCAGCAGATTCAGAACACGCTGTGCAACATCCAGGGCACCCTTGGCATGTCAAGCCAGCAGATCATCAACGCTGTACAGTCGATGGGATGCCAAATCGGCAACCAGATCGCCTCGTGCTGCTGCGATATGAAGCAGGCCATCAATGGCGTCAATGTGGGCATGGAGCGCGGATTCAGTAGCGTTGCCTATGAAACACAACGTCAGACCTGTGATTTACAAAACACAATTCGCGAAACTTCTCAAAGCGGGACTACAGCGATAATTTCCAAACTGGATCAAATGCAGGCAGCTGCATTGCAGGATAAAATTGATGCCCTGCGCGAAAAGAACAGCACGCTGACCACGCAGCTCAACCTCGAACACCAAAACGCCTACATGGCCGGTGTTGTAGGACAGGCTGTAGCACCCGTGAACGCCGCTGTAGCGGCTTTGCAGAATGACGTGAATAGCATCAAGTGCAAGCTGCCCGAAACGGCTACCGTGCCCTATTCGCCTATTGTCGGTGTGCCTACGTGTATTGCCGCACAATATGGTCTCGGATATGGTGCAGGGTTTGGCTTTGGGGGGAGCGGCGGATTTTGGGGATAATGCTATTATTCGCCGATAGGTGAAATGTTCTTTGACTTACTGATAAGAGGCTTCCCAATCCGAAAGCCAGCGCCAATGAAATCCTTTCAATGTGCGAGTTGGTTTTCGAATGCATTCATATATTCCTCCGATGTGAAATCCGTGTAATTGATGGGCTTCGGATGCTGTTTTATATTTTGCAACCAATATTCCATTTTTAATCTGGACAATTGGCTTTCTGTTTTTCTTGTTGGGTATTCTTCGTGCTTTTGCTGCACACTCTCTTGTGACAGGGTTAAGCATGTTCATTGAACGAGTACACCAACGAAGATTACGTGCCACATTGTTCGTCCGGTTCCCATCTATATGGTCTACATATGCATAGTTATTAGGATTGGGGATGAACGCTTTAGCAACAAGCCTATGGACTAATTCAGTCTTATCTACTCCGTGTAGGGATGTAAGTCTAACTCTCAAATATCCTCCCCGATTTGGGCGAGGAGTTAATATGCGAGGTTTAGTCATCCAACTATTGTTATTACCTCCGCTCACGCGATGGGATAGCGATGAAACCCTACCATAATCAGATACCGCGAAATAGCCGAGCGTACCATCAATAATACGCCATTCTTCTCCTTCGAGAGCAACACTCTCTATGAATTCCCGATTTGTCATTGCCAAACAATTTAGTGGTGCCAAACGAGAAAAAGAGGGAAGGACGTTTGGCAAGCCCTTATCAGTTGGTCATGACTCCAACCTATCCCGATGTAAAATTAGTTATAATAACTTAAAATACAAAAATATGGCAGTATTCCCATTTCAGTATGTTAACCGCAGAGGCATACCGGTACTAAAAACTACAGGCGTGACAGTGGAGACCACAGGGGTTGTGTTTTCCTTTCCTAACCACGCATTTGCAAATTCGTGGTACCGGGGACTCGTGCTGGTTGAGTTGGTACAGGAAATCCCTGCCGGCACAACGGGAACACTTCCCGTGCTGTTTGAAACCAACGGGCAAAATAAGAATCTGACGACGTACAACGGAGCAAATGTTACAGTATCGGATATTCCGGGGTCAGGGGTATACCAGATATGGTATGACAAGCAGACCGATACTTTGCAATTGATGACCGGTGCCGTCTGAATTAAAAAAAACAATTAACCGAAAGACGGGGAGGAGGGCTCCTTCTCCCCTACCTTTCACAAATCATTAACCAAGATGTTTCAGAACTTGAGAAAAGGCTCCTTAGTCTACGTTTTCGACAACAGGGAACAGCCTAAGTTTTATACAGCCAACGTAAAAGATGTATCGGCACCGTATTTCCCGCCCCAAAAGCCCGGGCAATTCTCGCCGATGCCGCAATTCATCAACATCTCGATAGAGGGCAACGAGCCCTGGGGCGTCCCTATGCAAGCGGACATCGTTTCGAAAGACGGCCTTACCGTAGCGACGACACGTGAAGTGTTGAAACCGACCATCATGGAGGCACAGCAGGCAAGCCGTGACATCGTGGAATCATTCGACAGGCACAAAGCCAACCTGAAGGTCTACGATGAGATCCTGATGCAGCTCGATCCCGAAGCTGCGCGTTCAAAAGAGCTCGAAGCCGAAAACAGGGAGTTGCGGAAGATGCTCGCTGACATGAACGAACGGCTGAGCCAGATACCGACGGCGGAAGAACTGAGGAGCCTTGTCAAGTCTGAACCACCTGCAAAAACAAAGTAACTATGGGTTGGAGAATCATAGGTGAAGGCCGTGGCGGCTTCGGCGGCCACGAAGAGGAGATGGAGCGGGAGCTCCGACGCGCCTACGAAGAAGGCTTTGAAGAAGGCCGGCGTGAAGGCCGTGGCGGATACGGTGAGCGTGGCGGCTACGGACAAGGTGGCGGCTACGGACAAGGTGGCGGCTACGGCGAACGTGGCGAGTATGACCGCGGCGGGTATGAGTATGACGACGCCTACGGCGAACGCCGTGGCGTAAGGGGTACAGGCCCCTATTCGCGGTATCGCAGGCGGTAAACCGGAGGGAGAGGGCCGCAGTGCCCTCTCCTATTTTAAATCGAAAAATATGGACAGGTTAGATACACATGAAAACTTCCCGGCAGGGTTCCGGGAATATCTCGAAAATTACGGTTGGCACTTTTCAAAGAAGATGTGCGAATTCGCCGTTTCCCGCATGAAGGACAGGAACGGCAAGAAGATAGAGCCCTATTCTAAGGATAAGGTGGATGCGCTGCTCAAGCAGTACGGCATCGAACTCAAAAAGGATAAGGGGTATGACTGCGTGTACGTCTGCAACATGGCATTGTCGGATTATTTCGGGTCGTCGATACCCAATCCACAATACCTGGCGATGTTCATACGTGACTATATCGACGATGAAGACGGATACGACGGCTTGCCATTTACACGCTACTATGCCGATACCATCGGCTCGGGAACACCCATTCTGTGGGAAGAGATGATGTAGCCATGGAAGAATATCCCCAGATCAGCGAATTCACAAACGACAACGGCGAAATAAATGAAAAATATCGCAACGCTCGTCCGTAACCTGCCTGCCGACAAGTACCAGGAACTGGCCGGGGCGGTGAACGACGTATTCGAGAACAAGCGCTTCAACCGGGCGCAACGAAGGAGACTGGCGCGAAACTGGCGCAAGTACGGGAAAAGGGAGGAAAAATGAAGATTCGGGACTTGAGTATTCACAAGTATGGATGGACGTTGCGCATATATTATGCCGTGACGTGCTACTATACGGGCGAAATACTCAAGTCCCTTACCGACATCGGATGCCCCGATACGGTTCTTCATCGCGTACAGGGGAATATGGTGAAGTGCGAAATGGATACGGGATTCACCTACTCCAACAAGGAGCATCGGCAAAGTGTCATCGTAATAGGGATGCACTCCTCGCCGTGGGAATTTCTCAACAGCTTTGAGCACGAACTGCGGCACCTCGTAGACGATATAGCCCTTACTCTCGGCCTGCCGATGGCCGGGGAAGAGGTAGCATACCTTACCGGCGAAATAAACCAGGCGCTATGGGAAGATGTGCACCAATTCACCTGTTGTAAATGTAATAGACATGGAAAAAGATGACACACAATACTGGATGGCGATGCTCGAAGTGAGCGAATGCTGCGCACCCATATTCGCTGCCGTCGTATGCGAGTTGATGAATACGATTTGATTATTCCAGAAGTTTCACGAGGTCGGTTTTCATCTCCTCGTCTATGTCGCGGTAGCGGGCAAATGCTTTGCTGCCTTCGGTATGCCCCGACAAAGATCCCACAAGGTTAGGGTCTTTGACCTGCTTATACAGATTCCCGATAAAAGTACGGCGCGCCATATGGGATGATGCAACTTGGTAAAGCGGTTTTTGCTCAGACTGCCTATTTAATGGATTCAAGATTGTTACTTTGCGCTTTAGTCCAGCAGCAAGAAATATTCTCTTGATAGCTTGATTATACTTCTGCTCGCTAATTAATGGTAAGAGCGACGGCCCCTCATAGTCAGAATAACGCTCTAATATCTCATTGGCGATAGAATTTAGGGGGACGCGAACTGTTATAGGTCGCCCATCTTTTGACTTACGGGGAATGTACTCAATAGCGCCACGGATTAGATTGTCCTTTGTTAATGTGTACAAATCACCTACTCGGCATCCAATCAAGCACTGGAACACAAATATGTCTCGCTGAATAGATAACTTTGGATGCCTAGAAAGATTGGTATGGTAAACCTTATTACGTTCTTCTATTGATATATAGAATGGGGTGCCATAAACACAATCATCGATTGTATATTTTTTAAATGGATTATTCGTCGTCTTTTCATTATCAACAGCCCAGATAAAGATAGTACGCAGCTTCTTCATCATACCACTAATCGTATTAGATCCTCTGGGATTCGGTTTGCGAGATTCTGGTATTTGCTTATATATTTGAGGCTGGGATAAAACGATGACATGTTCATTTCGCATATAATTATCGAGGATATACAAATCATCCAATGTCACAGTGTCTATATCTAAAATATAGCCATCCTCCTTTGTTTGTCTCCACATCTCAAATCGCCTTAATACTCGAAACAAGACCCTAAAGTTGGCCTGACGAACCTGTGACAATTTGCGTTTTTGGAGAAATTCATCACACAACTCAAAAAAGCGTTGCTTTTGCAAATGAAATTTTTCGGGATGCAAATATTTATCAACTTCAATGCAGAATGATTCAGAAGATATATTATCTTTGTTAGGCAACGAGGCGTATACATCTAATAAAATAGTTTTCCACTTTGCTACATTCGCATTGAATACTCCCCGTGCGATCGTATCATAAACTACCTTTGCTTTAATTTCGTGCCGTTTCGCGTCCCAATGTGCCGGATTTATTTCTAAATTTGACGTGTAAAAAAGTTGAATGTCCCGTCCGTCCCGAATACGAAACCGAACTTTACATTTTGCACCTTTCTTTGAAGAACGAACGAACGCAGAAATAGTAGCCATCGGAGTATTGATTTAGTGGTGGTGGTGCAAGTTTAGCTTTTTTGCACCACACAACCAAATACAAATGTCCCTACTTGTCCGGAGTTGTCAAAAATAAAACTTTGTAAAACACCTATAATCAAATATAATAGCTGAAATATCAATAAAATACCGATTTAGAAAAAGGCAGTCTTATATCCCCTGAGGGGGTACAAAGCAAAAGGTTAACGCACTAATTTATAATGCGTTAACCTTTTTCTATTCACTATATTGCACCACTTTTGCACCATTCGTCATTTATTAGCAGCCTCTCCTCCATTCATAAGATTAAGAACATCCTGATACCTCCATTTGTTAACTCCGCCTATTCGAACCGATTTAAGGTAGCCTTCTTCATCCCATCGGCGCAAACTTCTAGGTGTCGTAGATAAAAGAGTGGCTACCTCGTCAGCATTGAGCATACGATTCATTAGTAATGATTCTTTTTCCTTCTTGGCATCGGCCATCGTTTGCTTATGAAAGTCCAGCAAATCTTTGCCCGAAACAACAAATAATCCCCTCCCCTCCTTGAGAGCCTGCAACAACACGTCCTCCATATTCTATAAAAATAGTGGCAACTCCTGTTGCCGTCCGTCAATATGATCTCTTTCCTTTGTTTTAAACCTCCGCCACGAAATAGGCGGATTCGGTTCCCTGTATTTACCCCGCGTGGCTCGGCGCCTGTCGCGCTGCGCCCGCAAAAACTGGAGCTTCCTCTTCGCTTGGTTGATCCGATGATTGCATATGCCGTGTATAATTATCATCAGTTCTTCCCGGCTCAGTTCATTTGTCCATACCGTATAGTCGGCGATAGTTGGCCGCCCTTCCGCCCTTCTCCCCATTTGCTTTTATCGAAATAAGTTGCTACCTTTGGAGTGATGTGTCAAAGGTGGGGCTTGAGAGCGCCACAAACACAAAGGGCTCCGGATCAGGGAGCCCTTTATATTGCCGGCTTGATTCCGGTAAAGGCGATCATAACTATTATTGCCAGTATTACGACCAGCCAAACTATTATGGTTATAGGCCTTTCATTATATTGCTTTTTCATAATTTCTTCTCCGTTTTCTCCAGCTCTTCAAGGAGGGCATCGGCGAGGGCGATAGCCTGACGAGCAATCAGTGTTTCAGTTGGTATGTTTGCGTACCCTCTTCCGCGCCAGCTTCTCGGCGTAGTCGTCGTCGCGCATCCTCAAGTCATAACTGGAATTTACCGACCCTGGATAGTATCGGCCATTTTCACAAAAGTACAGTGTACCATCTCCGTTATCTGCTTCCAGCTCAGCCGCAATAGGCTGAGGAACTCCACAGAATGAATGATCGCTATCAAACGATATTATTCTCACCAACTTACCCGCCTTCGTGCACACGGCCGCACCTCGCTTGGCGGCTCTCAAGTCAAAATCTTTCATATTTATTTCAGTTTTTCGATATTTTGCGAGAATCTCGCTATTTTTTCAAAACGGAGCGTCGCAATTTTTGCACGCCCCTCTGTATCTGAATACTTCATAGAGGCGTCCAAATAGCCACACCTCCAAATATCCATGGCCTGTGGTGTGCCTGTGACACCAGCATTTCCCCATGCGTATCTTAAATATATTCATACTCATTGCTATTTTACTAATTCGAAAAGTGTTTTATCCTTCGCTATCGTCCCGATTTTCACCCGTTCCGCCTCTTCTTTGGTATCGAACTTTAACACCATTCCTTCGCGTATTGGGCATCCATTATCCCGCCAAAGTACATAAACCATAAGACACCACTTGCCATCCCAAAACGTGGGCGCCCCGTATACCTCAGCCACGTAAGCATATATTTTACGGGTGACTATTTGACAGATCAAATCGCTCATTTCACCAACTCAAATTCGTAAACCACCACCCACGGGTTCCGATCCCATGTTCCACGGCCCGACACCCTGTCGATAAGCGACGCGAAGGCTCGCCTGGGTGTATTGAATATTTGCGCGTACTCATACCCCTGTAAAGCAAATAATTTGCGTGAACAATCTCTGGTCTTAAAGTCTGCCACAGCCACCACCCCTTCTTTCATACAGTCCTCGTCCGAAATATCCTGCAAGCGCTCGCAACGCACTCCCTTGATGCGGATATGCTCAATCATCATATCGGCTCTCACGTACATTTTATTTCCATACCCCGGAGTGTATTTCTCGTCAGCATACTTGGCGCGTCTGCCGTCGTCTTGCCCCATACCCTTAAATATGTCACGATAACTCTGCGCCACGGCCACGACCTCGCCGACCTTGTAGCGGCATTTATGGCGAAAAATCTCAACCCCTTGACAGCACATTACGACACAGCCAGTGGCTTCCTCATAAGTGAAATCTTCGGCTGCGGTCGCGGCAAGCTGGAATTGCCTATCTCCCTCGATGCGGCGCGTATTGGTCTTTATACCCTTCACTGCCATCCTTGTTAGATGGTATCGGTCGTTAAAAAATGCCTTCTGCATGGTTATTATTGTTTTAGGTTGTTCACTCTGTCGATCTCGGCGGCGATAAGGGCGCCGGCCTCGGCAAGAGCTTCCAAGCCAGCGTGTGGGTTCCCTATAATACTACATACCTCAGCATGACGCACATTGCCTATAATTTGTTCAACCTTCATATCTCGGCCTCTCCTAATTCCTTTCCTCGCTTCCGCGATGATTTCGACACCTGTTTTCATGGGATTCTATTTCTTTTTTGAGTTCCTCGATTGATTTTCTGAGCCGTTCGTGTACCTCCACGGCGCGATACATAAGCCAAACAGTAACGATTCCGAGGATTGAAAGCAACGCCCACACTATAATTTCATTCTTCATTTTTCTTACTTTCTTTAAGTTTCACGGCGAGCCGGGTGCATTCTTGGATGAATTCCTCAAAATCGTCAAGTGATAGCCATACATCAGAATCGCCCATCTCCAGCCTAATATTCTTTTTATGGATAATTTCTACTGATATTTTGTTATCATCAAAACTATCTTTGAATGTCACTTTTGTTTTCATTTTCTCTTCTGTTTTAGCGCCGCAACGCGACGGAGGATGTATCTCCGTCTTTTCTCTCGAATGTATTTGTCGGATTCTGCCAGGCTCCATCCAAGCGATAGTGTAAACTCCTCAAACAAAGACATATATGGATATTTCATCCGAGCCTCCTTCCTCAGTCGGCGCAGTAGTTTTACACGCATAGGTCAGCAAATTCTTGAAATGTTATTGTGCCGTTCTTTTGTATATGCTCGACTATCTCGCGCGCACTGGCGACCAAAGTAGGAGCATCGCTTACTACTATACATAACCCATCCCCCGGAAAATACTCACAATTAAATTCGTCACTCCAGCTCACTTTTGACTTAACCCAATCGGCCAACGTATTGCATTCGATACGGTATTGATTGTAAAGCCTTTCAGCGTTGTTTATCATTGTTTTAGGTCTCTCACTCATACGGATTCTGTTTTAAATCGTGAACGCTGACGGCCAGCCCGGCGGGGATCAGACCGCGGTAGTCGAAGTGAAGGCGGTGGAACAGGTCTAAAAATGCGCACATATCGCTATACCAAACTTCACTTGGTGAATATTTTATCCGGCAATCAAGAATTAGGCAATCCTCATAGTCCGAACCCAGTAGTTCGCCCAGCCGTTTGACAGGCACGAACGGTTTCCCGTCGTTGTAACCTCGCTCGGTGATCTCCACGCGCAGATCGGATATCGGACGCAGGATTGGCTTGCGGCCTACTTCGAAAATCGGAATCTGATAATCAGTAATTCCAACCATAAGAGCGGCCTTGATATTTTCGCCATACCAGCAGTACAACCCATACGGAAGGTACCCTACAATGTCGATCAGTGTGAGTTCTAGTTTCATAATCGTATGATTTCTATTATTTTAAGTCGTCCATCAATCTCCGGAAACAGATAATCTATCGCATCACCATCAACTAAAATATCGTAGTCCTGGGCTCCATGCTCAACCGCCCAGTCGTATAGCTCCTTTGGTGTCATGGCTCGTCATCATATTTAATTTCCACACTGTCGATCTGCTCCCGCGTGATAGCGATTCGGTGCTCATTCTGAAAGGCCAATGTCCTCTTATGTATCATGTTATATTCGGCCAAGGACAGCATATCGTGATAGTATAGATAGCTTTGGCAAAACAAGAGGGTCGCCAACTCCTCGCGCCTTTCGGCGGCTGTTTTCTCTGTTTTCATAGCTCTGTATTATTCATGAATTTCCCGCCAGCCTATTATGGTTTCGGGATCAATACGCCTGTTTGTGCCATCAATATACCACACATCCTCGCCGCTATCTGAACAACCCAGCCGCCATGCCACCGACATCATAATCTTCCCGAAAGCTTTATATTTGACCTCTACAACCTCGGCATATTCCGGCAACTCCTCTTTCGGGTCGCGCCAGCGCGTCAGCAGGTCGTGTTCGGCCTCGGCTCCGTAAATATGTGCCGTCCGGACATCCTCCAAGTCGTAGCCGCCTTGATAGGCATGCTCCCGACAATACAAGTCGGCTCTTTCATCAATCGTTTCCATTCTTAGTCAGTTTTTGGATGAAATTCTTTCGGTGGTATTCATAATCCGGTTCGAACTCTCCGTCCTCGCCGTTCTCGAACCACATATCGTCGAATGCGCCAATCGCTCTTTTCCGCATCCGCTCCTCGGCTTCCTGCTCGGCAAGCTCGACAGCTCGTTTTGCCTCTATTAGCTTAATATCACATTCTCCCGGACAATCGGGATACATCATCGCTATCGGTGTTACCACTTTCAACAAATATTGTTTTGCTTTTTCGCTTTTCATGGTTAGGATGTTTTAGTGTAACGCCCACGTCTTGTGCATTGCAGCGATCAGGTCTATATACCCTTTGTATTCCTCCATCTGCTCGGGACTATAGCCTTCGGCCTCGCCAATTTTTCGGAAATGCTTCTGCCACTCGGAAATGGTGTAGCGTTTGCATCCTATTTGAATAACATCCTCACCCCAATAGGATACTGTATGACGAGATGCGCTGATAAATAGCGATTTCGGAACATCGCACCCGTCGCCCAGTTCGCACCCGTCGCCCAGTTTGCACCTGTAGCCCAGTTTGCACCTGTAGCCCAGTTTGCACCTGTAGCCCAGTTTGCACCCGTAGCCCAGTTTGCACCTGTAGCCCAGTTCGCACCCGTAGCCCAGTTCGCACCCGTCGCCCAGTTCGCACCCGTCGCCCAGTTCGCACCCGTCGCCCAGTTCG